ACAGTTTAAGCCGCTTAAACGGGTCAAGCGGTTCTTCTGATCATGGCATAAAACATGGACAAAGTCTGTCAGGTGACGCAAAATATTTATAATGTAATATGGGGATACGGGTTACATGTTGCGCGGGGCGGGTTATGGGTTACGGATCTGGGGAAATTGTTCGTTGGGGCGGATCGTTGGGGCGGATCGTAGGGGCGGATCGTAGGGGCAGATCGTTAGGGCAGATCGTTAGGGCAGATCGTTGGGGCAGACCTATGTGTCTGCCCTTGTATGATATTACGTTTACGTATTACGGTTTCGACAATTTGGGGGTTTTATTGTTGGGGTGAATGTGGGGGCGAACCGTTGGGGCGCGACTGCCTGCCCGACGTGCTGTTTGGCGGGTGTGTTCGCCCTGTTTGTTGGATATGTGTGGGTATTGTTGTTTTGAATAGCTTTAACGCAGTCTAAGCCACAATGAGTATTGAATAATACTGCATCCACTCCGTTTTCACGACCCAGCACATATCTTCCATGCCAGCCTAATCTATCATGCGGTTGGATTTGTTTGAAGGTGGCCTTGTCACCGAAACAGCTATTACACATTCCAGCAAATAAGCCAATGTCCATGTTACTGCAATCAGTGTCAGGCATGTATTATGGGCTGCCCAAACCACAATCCATAAAAACACAGTTATGGCAGTTGCCGTAAAGAACGGATTATCCGTCGCGCAGCGACCAATCTCAGCAAAAGCAGAAGATATATCCCTGGTAAATGTCATAGTTTTAGATTCCATTTTTTTGCCTCGCTTTCTCTCATCTGCGTTCTCCGCGCCTCTGCGTTAAAAAATACAGCCCCTGCATCCAAGCTCTAAGTACTTGCAATCACTATTTAGCAAATCCCACTCACAATGGCGCTTTATTCCGCTAATTGCATCCATCCTCTTTTCAGCAAAAGGATAATCTTCTTCGCAAGATGGGCGCATGGTGAGGGACCTGCTTGTTGCCATTCTTTCCCTTAAGAGCTTTGCTGCCCTTTGGAAACCAGCCATCGCCTCGCTGACTGTTGGCGCCATGCTGCCCATTCTTGCGAGGGCCTCCATAAGTTCTTCAGATTCACTTTCTTTCATTTTGTTTTAAACTCAGCAGGCAGTTTCATATTCCTGGCTGCGCTATTTATATCCCTCACCGCTTTTCTAAGCACAGGCTCAAGTGCTCTGGCGAATTCAAGCAAGGATGTACGTGCTAGTTCTACTTGCTTCTTATGTGCGACGACTATGGCCTCAAGGCCTTTCCGGCTTTTTTCAAAATTTTCTTCTTTCATGGTTATAATTCCGCCAATGCCAGGGCTTTATATAGCCGGTCACAATATGTGTTCTCCGGCACAAATGGCACTGTACCGTCTAAAATCTTATACATCTTATCCATGTCTATCGGACTGATTAACGTCAATATTTCAAGCGCTTCCTCTTCTGTTCTCAGTGGCGTATTTGCCCGTAACAGTTCTAAATTAAAATCGGTAATTACAGTATCCGAAGCAATATTAAAATTCATTTTTTCCTCTGCGCCCTTTACGCCTTCCTGCCCGACGCGTTGTTTGGCGGGTGCGGTGAACCCTGTGAAATCTCCCGATATTGTACAATCAGCCCACACCCCGTCAACGCCAAAATCCCCTAAATCCCAAATCTAAAAGAGTAAATCTGAAATCTTTACTCTTTACTTTCATGCACCGCCCGATAGACCGTTTTAACTGAAACATCGTGGAGGAGGGCCAACTCTTCATAATTTCCGCCTGAGTCTGTGACGCGGTAGCCCTTCCTGAGCTGCCGGTCTCTTACCACCCGCTTGTAATATGCGAACGAAATGGTGATACGGTCGTCACCGAGCTCCCGCATGATCGTTTCAAATATTTTTCTGGCACACTCTTCGCCATGATCATCAACGAAACAGCTATATAGTCTATCAAGTTTTTCCCAACATTCAGTCTTTGTCTTGGCATTCTGCAATATTTTCCCTCCAAAGATGGTTGAACTCCTTCCAATAAACAGCAAGGCTCGGATATTCTTTAGGAATCCGGCCGCGAGTGGTAATATATATCTGTACGGTAGAAAGGTTTTCCCACCCCATCCTCTCCATAATCGCCACGGGGTCATACCCACGAACATACCTGAGATCTGTTGCGTGCCGGCGGCGGAGCATGTGCATGGACACGACCTTCTTTTTAATACCCGCTTTTTCCGCGTACTGCTTTAATATCTTGTCTATGCCTGGAGCGGTCAGCCGTGATGTTGTTGCATTGTCGCCTTTTCTGTATCCAACCAGGAGCGGAGACCCCTTCTCTGCTCCTTGAGACATCCTGAGCGTCAGCAATTGTCTGATAAACAGAGACGGAGATTTCCACAGGTAGACAGTGCGTCGTGAGTCGAATTTCCCGATAACATTTATATCAACCGCCCCCTCTTCATCATCGATACTATATGGGCCCAGGTTGATAATCTCGCTGATGCGCAGACCGCAAAACGCACCGAGAATCAGCATGTTGATGTCACGCAGGCCTTTTTCTGAAGAGGGATCCATAACCGCAAAGAGTTTCAATATCTCCTCCTTTGTGAAGTTTGGCAGAAGTCCCTTGCGTATCTTTGGGCGGGGGATGCCTGCAGCAAAGTCTGCCTCAATAATCCCCTCATAAACCAGGTACCGGGAAAAGCGTTGAATAGCGATCAGTTTTGTAAGTCGTGTCCGGTTTTTATTATCCCTGTAATAACAATACTCCAGATACGCCTCAACGTCCTGCCGCACGATTTCGGACATCTCCACCTGCGAAACAGACTTGTTTTCTCGATACCACCCAAAAAACTCCTCAACCTTCGCACAATAAGACTTAATAGTTATCGGCGACCTCCCCTCCACACTCCTAAGAAGCCTCTCAAACCCCGAAATATATTCACCCAATTCAATCATTATTTTCCGTTAAATTCATTATTAATTCTGTTAAATATTTCTTCCCATTCTTTGCAATGTGCTTTTCCTTTTCCCATCACCACATGTGATAATTCATGTGAAATAACATCAACTACGCCTATCAACGGCATGGAGACGTCTATACTAATAACAGGGCTAGACCCATTATCTGGAAAGAATGTTTCTCCATATGCTTGTACTTCTTCATACATACCTTGTACGAAGTTTATAGTTACCTCATTGCTTGGATATAATCTTTCAAAAATATCCACAACCGTTCTTATTGGATCTTCATATTCAACCATTTTTTGTCTTTCATGTAAGTATTAAACGCCGCTGGTCTCGACCATTTTCGAACCAATTGCTTCCATGCCTTGCTGTATGTCCGTTTTTGTTCAGGTTGGTATAATTGTGCAAATGGCCAGAAGCCAAGATTGTATATCTTCTCTAGTCTCTTTTCTGCCTCCAATGGTGTTTCGTTATCAAATGCAATTAATACATAACAACGCTTTTTATAAGTTTTTATGCCTTCTAAAATTTTAGCGGCTCTTGCCAGTTGGGTTATTGCGCTTTCAGTATCACATGCCAACCAAATCTCTTTTAGCCTTATGCTGTCTAATAGGCCCCTGTGCCAGTCCTTTAATAACGCCTTATCAATTCCCCCTTTAAATTCTGCGGCCTTCGGTTGTCTTCTTAACATATCAAATACATTTTTAATGTGCTGATCACTGCATTGTAATAAGTTATTGTCGTTTACTATCCATCCATCCTTGATCTGTAGTTCCCTTAAAGACCCTTCCCTTTTTGGCACAAAACACCATTTGCATTTTTTATTACATCCCCTGCTTGTAATAGTTATTCCTTTTTTTGTGAATAACTCGGGAATAAACTCTCCTCCTTCATCGCCATAAGCCGGTCCGCCTACTTTTACATCATCATAGTACATCGACCACTCTTCTTTTAGTTTTTCTGCTGTTGGTATATCCCATGTAAATACACACGATATCCGTACTGGTAATTGTTCTTTTGGTCGAAATAATGGAGGTAGCCCCACAAAAGACAATTCATCATCCGGCGTAAAGCTTGTTTGTTTTGGAAATACTCTAATCATGTTATTATTCGCTTAATTCTTTAGCTTTAGCTATCACATCAGCCTGGTTAAAATTGCCATTTGCAACCTCTTTTGCAAGTCTTCTCAATTCATCTATGTCATTTTTCTGTATATGCGTTGGCCAACCTTCCGGATAAAGGCGCCTAATCACTCTGACAGCTAAAATGTCTTGTATTCTATGGATAGCGTCTACAACGTCCCGCATTTCATCAGGATGCTGCCTTTCTGTTTTAGAAAAAGCGTTATAAGCCGCCACTAAACCATCCATACAATCTTGCTCTAACGGGTCAAGTCCGGTTTTTTGATTAACTTCATTTGTTTCGGTTCTGCTGTTTTCTTTACGGACTTGCTCCATTACGCGTTCCAATTCTTGAAAATGCCCTGTTTTTCTAAGTGTATACCCTTCATCGGTCCTTACATCACCCATACATTCCACAAAGGTTTCCACCTTCTCTAACAGTGCCAAGACTGTCTTTGAATTAACATTCATGATATACCATTCCTTTTTTTATTTTTACATCTCTTAATAGCAGATTTAATTGCTTTATTCAGAATAATAGAGCAATCAGTACACAAATGCTCTGTTTCAAACACCTCTCCAGCTGGTTGTAATGCTTTATATGTTTCTTTATTCCAAAGTTGCGCTCTCAGCTCAACTCCATTAATCTCCATCTCAACACCACAATAATCACAAAACGTTTTCGTCATACCTCTTCCTTCTTATTAGGCGTTAAGATATCGCCACAATCTGTACATACGAAGACTCTTCTTCTGCCAAAGAATCTAGCCGGTATGGAATGATACCAGCCATTATTATGTTTACATGGAGGCGTTGCCGATATGGTTACTGCCGTATAACCACTGACTTCAGCCGACTTATAAAGCTCTTGCGCTTTATACAAATCCATAAAATCTTTTTGTGTGAACATTCCTTTTTCTCCAATAAAGCGAGTGAATTTTGACAGTTATTCGCTTAATTCTTTAGCTTTAGCTATCACGTCAGCTTGATTAAAATTTCCATTTGCGATCTCTTTTGCAAGGTTTCTCAATTCATCTATATAATCAGTTGTTTTACCCTGGACTTGTTTGTCTTTTTTTAGACCATTAATAAGATTTTCTATATCCTTCTTTTTTATAAAGGTCCCAAGGTTGATCCTGGCTGTTTCAACACCTGAGTGATGGTTTGATAAAATAGCCCAACACCCTTTATTGTGTATCATAAATTCAAGTACCAACCACGATCCGCCTCCTGCTGGCCAGCCTAGCCCCGGAAGGTTACTACCCGTTATCTCAAAATTCTCATTTAACCAACCATTAGAGACAATGCCTTTATTTTGACTCTCTTCCATTTTTCAATACCCTTCCTGCCTTACACAAGCCGGCCAAAAAAATTTCCCCCCTCGACCCCCCTGAACGAAAAAACCAAAAAGACCTTTTCCAAAACTATACAATTTATAAATACGTATGGGGTAGGAAAAACCAATTTATCCACTATACCTTTCATAGGGGGTGGGTATGTTGGATAAAATAAACAATAGTCAATAAATACAACATATTGTACTCAACAAACACACCTCGTAAACCATTACACCATAAAGACATAACGCGTAGAAGTAACATAAGATTTATTATCAGACGATATAAAAACAATCCCATATATAGTACATCTCCCCACTCTTCATACATTTCACATTTCTGCTAAACCAACAGCATTTTAAATTACCCACAATAGATAGACCAAACAGAGAAAAAACTAAAAGAAGTAAACATAATCTACATAACAAGTTATTAATCATTGTAAACCTTAAATATTAAGAATAATATAAGTATATATAATATATTTTATTTAAACCTATTTGACGCTTTAAACGCCAAAAACATGAATCAAAAGCTTTTGAAGAGTGCTAATCAGAACTACTAACCGTCAGTATGGCACAATTTTAACTGCTACACTGCTACTAATCAACACAAGTGTTTATATTACAAACACTTACACCTTGTAGCAGTCCAAAAAGGCGCGGCGCGACTGCTACCCGACTGCTACCAACTGCTACCACACTGCAACCACTACTGCTACCATAGATAAATATAAATATAATAATAACTTAAGTTTAAATAGTAGCAGTGTAGCACCGTTCTCAGTAATACGCCCTCCAACTTTTTCCTGATGGCCAGAAAAAAAGAAGAATTTCAAAAAAACTATGATTCTAAGTAAGTTACTGGCTTACCAATCTTCTCAGCATAATCTATTTCGCGCCTTGTAGACTCTCCGATATAACCATCGACATTGAGTACATATATACTGTCTGACAGATCAATCTTACGCAAATGAAGATTGTCAAAATGCTCTGCGACACCTTCATGTTCTGCAATATGGCATTCAACAATATCTTTGCCTTTAAAATAACCAGGAGGAAGATAATGCAAGCCCAGTACGATAGCACCTTCTTTCTCAAGTAAATATGCCATTACAGCAACCGTTTCTATAAATCTTGTTGAACCACAAAGAGTAATTATTTTAGGTTGCTTATCACTCATTTTCCCTCGCATCGGTGCTGTGGACCTGTAGTCATCAGGGCTAAAACCTCGTTTTTCAATATCGTCACCCATTTTCCCACACACCTCACCTAATTATCGTCTTTCTCAATTTCCAATATTTCCGTCCATGTATCCTCGTCCAATACGGCTCAAAGTTTGGCCGGCTTACTACATCCCAATTCGCTTTCTTAAGTACACCAATATCATTCCTCAACCTCGATACCAATATAGCCCCACTCGAATACGGATTCTTAGTCCCCATATTCCGGCTCAGCCTATCAAATGCATGGACGATATCACTCGCGCTGGCCACAAACTCAACAGTCGTCCTGGTGTATGGTTCCTCATTTCCGTCAATCTCCTGCACACCTTTAGTCTTTAAGATCTCAATCAAATATTCCGGATGTTTATATCTAAATACCCCTTCAGGATAATCATCGTGATTTTGCGCCTTTTCATCTACATCCTTCATCTGTGCCATGCATTCCCTCACAAGTCCGTCCAACAACTTAACTATTGAATTCGAACCCGTCTCAGACTCCTTCGCCTTTGCATCCTGCACCTCAATCCACTCCTTCCAGATCTCTTTCGCGCCAGATTCAACCCCACATTCCAAATCATCCTCTCCATAATAAGGAATATACTTCACTATCTTATCCAGCATCAACATGAGCAATGCCAGATATTCATCCGTCCTGCTCTTAGAGTGATTTTTATACTCCTTCTTCAACACAGTGATATAATCCCTGCGCTTGTCCAGGTTAGGCAGCACGTCCTTATGGATAAACTTGAAAATCGACGACAAAATTAGATTGCGCTTTTTAATAAGATTACCCGTTGTCTCATCTTCTACATAATCATCGGCCTTGTATTTACCAAAAAACTCAATATCATAAGTCCTATTTATCGTCTCCGCTTTCTCAAAAGGTTCGATCGCCGTTATCAACACCAGCGATCGCGGTGATTCCTGGACAGTCTCCGTCTCTGTCCCGCCAGCCCTCTTCTCCTTGCTTCCCTTTGTGGCAGCCAGTAACAAGAACTTCTCTATAGATTTTGTCATGTCCCTGGCCTCCAGGTTGTCGATCACCAGCAACGGATTCTGGCTGGATATTGAGAAAGCGGCCGCAGTGGAAGGATCGCCCAGGTGCTCGTCACCATAGATCAATATAGACAACAGCCTTGCTGCAGTCGTCTTCCCGCAACCGGTCGCTCCGGAGAACTTCATCAACGCCATATAAGGAGAAAAATCCATTAAGAAAGCGGATATCAACCAGCACAAAATCAAATACTTCTGCTCCTTATCGCACGTAAGATTTTCAAGGACCAGCTCATTCAACACCTGCATCCCCTCGCTGATGTTACAATCAGGAAGATAATTCATAGGTAAGATCTTCTGTGATGATTTCAGGAAAACGCCCTCGGTGTTCATGCCGTTCGGGATCTCGCTGATAGATTCTGCAGAAACCCGAAGGATGTTATTCCCGGGCAGATTCAGATTTGCATAAAAAGTGTCAGTATTCCTATCCGTCTTGATCCACGTGGCAATGTCAATCTGCTTTCCGCAGATATAAGCCTCCGATGCCAGCGACTCCCACACAGATCGCCCCGGTTCCTTCGTCGGAAGCAACCCCGTCATCTTCTTCATCAAAGCATTAAAAGGCCGGTTCCCCCCGATAATATAAGTCTTGTGCTGGTACAAGAGATAGACGACATCAGATCTATCATAAAAAAACCTTCCGTTCCGGCTGAAATAATTATAAATAGCGGTAACTACAGTATTCGGATCAGCGTCCTTCAAATTCTTCAGATCTGCAAAATAATCCTTCAAGTCGTTCTTCAACGACTGATTAAGCTCGATCTGCTCCTCAATAGCCGACGGAGTCAACCCGAACTGCACGATCTTCTCCACAAACACCAGCTTTTCCGCCTCCACCAACTCCGCCAGCGCCGCGAAAACTCCCCGTTCTTTTAATGCATTTAATCTATTATCCAGCCCGTCCAGCTTCCCAATCTCAGCCAATTCCCACGTCAGATAATCAACCGACTCAAGCTGCAGCCGCTTGACCTCCTTCTTTTTATCGCCGTCAAAAACCTTCAAATAATCGTCAGGATCATCGCCATCCTTACCATACGTGATAATCCGTATATTCGACACATCTGCCAGCTCAGTGCAAATCTTCCTGATATACCCCTTACCCTTTGCATACAACTTCTTCTCATCCGCATCATTATCAAGCCATAGATAAATATGCTTATGTGCCGCATTAGTCCTGAGCCACTTAATCTGATAATCCGCTGGCCCTCCTATAATCCCCACTACATGATCAACACCGGCAGACATGACACCCAGCAGATCATTCTCCCCCTCTACCACAATAATCTCGCTAAATCTGTCAAACACCGCCTGATTATAAAAACGCCACTGCTTTGCCCTGGCACTGGCCGGTAACTGATACTCCAGCTTTCCCTCCGGATCCTTCATAGTAAAATGATCTACCCTGTCGCCATTCACATGCGGGAATATAGCCAGCCCCTTGCGGAAAAAGTCTACAAGCACAGTTCTATCATTCTTCTTATCCTCCCAATCCTTCCCGAGATTCGAAGCCTTAATAACTGCATCGTCAAAACCCTTACCCCTCAGATGGTCCACCAGACAGCCATCTGCCCAGCCCACCTTCATCGTATTTAGCACGTCCTCGCTATGCTTGCGCTTCTTGACGAAATAATCCTTACCGCCATTTTCAAGGAAATGCCCGTGATAATACTCCGCCGCCTCAATAAAAATCTTCTCCTTGACCGACAATTTTTGCGCCGGAAGCTTCTTCCGCTTTTTTGCGTCTTCTATTTCTATATTGGCATACTTCGCCGCCGTCCTCAACTGCTCCCCCTTATCATCTATCGTCAGATACTTCTCGATGAAGGCAAACACATCCCCCTTCTCAGAGCACTGAAAACACGTGAAAAACTTCTCCTGCAGGCTGAAACAGCTATGGCCGCCACAAAACGGACACTCCTCCAGATGCTTCCCCTTCAACTTCAACCCCGTCTCCTGCATTACAAACCCCGGGAGATCAATCGCCTCTTTTACCGATTCAAAATCATTCATAGTTTATTTTGTATATTAATTGTTATGGATAGAAGCAAGCACCGTACGGGCTAAAACACTGGCCATCATCGGAGGGATAGCGTTTGCCACTTGCTGCCATCTTTCCTCATGCAGGCCCAAAAAAACATAATCTTCCGGAAAACTCTGCGCTCTGCATGCCTCCAGAAAAGACACATTCCGTAATACGCCATTGTCCCATACCAAGGTAGAATGTGACGACGCTCCAGACCCGCGATACATGACTCCTAGTACCGTCATCATCATGTCTTCATCGTCAATTATCTGCACAGAAAAGCCATTGCCTCTGGCACTATGCCTTCCATACCGCCTAAGCACACCCTTTAGAGCCTTTGCCGTAAGTGGCTTCATCCCCAAACCATCTCTTATTTTGCCAAAACGAACATACTCTTCCTTCATATCAAACAAACTACGTTTCTTAGTATGGGTTGGCTCCGGAAAAACAATATTATCCCTTAATGATGCTATCCCCCAAAGCCGTAATCTGCGTTGTGGTATCCCATAATCCGCCACATTTAAAACTTGCCACTCTGTGCTATAACCACACTCCTGAAGCTTATAATTTAAGTAATCAAAACCATTACTACTTTTATACTCACGCACATTCTCAAAGATTATTGTTTCCGGTAATAATTGCATAAGAACATCCGCAACACTTTCTGAAATATCACGCTCATCATTTTCCAAAAGCCGCTTTCCAATTCTCGTGAAAGGCTGACAAGGAATACCGCAAAACACCAAATCTACCTTATCAAGACCGGCAGTATTCAGCTTCCGGATATCAGTCCTAAACATATTTACATCACGGTGATTGTACCTGGCAGTCTCAACAGCAGCTTCGTTATAATCTAACGCCCACACTGGACGTATTCCTGCCATCTTTACTCCTAATATATCCCCCCCAGCACCACAACATATATGCCCCGACCTCACACTACTGTCAGAGTAGCTGCTATTGTCACCACCTATCTCAAATTTTAATCCTAATTCTCTGGTCATAAGCTAATTAATTCTTGTATTTGTGCTGTAAATTTAATGAGATAATTAGTTTCTATTCGGCTCAAATCTTGCCACCTTGGCACGTCCGGAGGAGCCTCTTCATGTGTTGTTTCGTACGCTTTTTTTGCTAAATATTCGGGCGTATAACCAACCGCTTGAGGTTTTTTATACTTCCTATGAGTTATCTGGTACATTGCAGGAGTCACATGATTTAGTGCCTCTAAAAATTTAATATCATCACCTAATAGCTCACACAACACAATCCTTGCCTCTTCTAGCCGATCAATGTCGCCCTGTGGCACAACAACCGCTTCATCCGGCTTGCCAGGCTCCTGCGATTCTACAGAATCATTGACATGCGTAACGTCATTGCCAAATTCCCGGATATCATCTTCCTCAGAATACCCAATACCTTCAGGATGATCATTTTCACATTTATCTTTCATCTATTCCATTCTCCTTGTTTATGTGGATACAATTAGGTGCAAACCGTCCTCCTGCCTTTCAATCCGATCTCCCCAATCGACATATACCCTTTTACCACGATAATCTACTAATGGAAGACACCTGGAATTACACGGCTGGCAACCACGAGGTCCATTGTCTTCATATTCACCATGGTCCTGACATATTGGACACGGAGGAACATCACCTATAAATTTAGCAACTTCTCGGCAATTATCCGGAGAACTTGTGTATACGATAAAGTCATCTCGCAATTCACCGTTATCCTGGCATGTCTCAACTCCACCCCACCAATAAATCATGTCACCCTCTTCTACATCCCACTGTTCCCTAATATCCATACCATGCTTCTCTTCATTATAAGGAACATGTTCAATCAACTTATGTTTTACCGCCAGATTCGCAAGTTCATAAATAGTTTCGTCACCCGATCCATCGCCCACTGATTCCTTTATCACACCTAACACCGCTTTGCCAAAAGAGGCACAACCATCCGCTTCACACGGCTTGCCAGGCTCATTACTTGACGGTGTCTCTTTTCCGCAACGAGTACATTTCCCGTCCTTAATGACATCGGGATAATATTGAGTCCAGTTGCGTACACCTTTTAAGCGACATATACATTTATCTTCCATCTATTCTATTCTCCTTCCTTTGCGTGATTAAAACCCTTTGTTGCCTATAGCATCTTCATCACTTGGAGGCGGAGGTGGAGGCGGTGCAGCCGGCTTTGGCGGTATATATTTACCAAGCACTGCATACTCATTCGCGACACTTTTAGACGGTGCGCATTTTTGGCAAAGATACCGCCAACGTCCAGCGCCATTGAAAAACGGCCCTGTCAAAAACCGAAACCCTTTTTCCCTGCGAAAGTCCCTTTTGCAACATGAGCATTTCTGTCAAAAAAACAACCCATAATGCTTATAAATTCCATGGTCATATTGCTTAACGTGTTCTCTCTTCATTTTTATCCTTTCTTTGCGCTCTCTGCGTCTTTGCGGTGAGAAATCCTAATTCCCCACATCCACAAACGCCATAATCTTCTGCATCTGCATCTCACTGCAGGCCGGATTTAGCCAGACCACCTCAGTTCGTACCGCCGTGCCTCTTCCTGCGCTGATCCGTGCCGGTGTCGAGTGTCGTGTCCAAGTGCTCAACATATCGTTATAGATGTCACTGTCATAGCCTGACAGCACTACCAACCCGGTAACCCGATTTAGCCGCTCCAGCAGCTGGATATGATCATCATCCGTTAATTCATGGTTGTAATATCTACTCGAACCAATATTCCTGGTGGAATGTACGTAAGGTGGATCTACATAATACAAGGTATTCTCTCGATCGTGATTTTCAATAACCTCTATCGCCGATTTGTTCTCGACGACTACTGATTGCATCCGTTTAGCGAATACAGAGATCTGGCTTGGATACTTGGCCCAGAGATGCGCTGCCGTTCCATATTTCCGAGCGCTATCGATGCGGAATCCGGTCTTATGCTTGGTAGCACCTGCAGAACCAAAGCCCTGGTGTGCTCTAATCAATGTACGCCTGGCACGCTCTACTGGATCTTCTGTCAGTTCGTAGCTAATATCAAACTCAGCGCGGGCGTAGGGCGTCACTAATAAAAGCCTAAGCAGCTCATCAACTGAGGCTTTGTCCTGCAGCACACGAAAGACATTAACAATATCCCCATCAAGATCGTTATAGACTTCACTCATCGATCGCGGCTTCTGTAACAAGACCCCAGCTGCACCACCAAACGGCTCAACATAAGTGTAATGCTCCGGAAAAAACGACATGATCCATGGCGCAATCCTGAACTTACCTCCGTGATATCTCATTACCGGATGTCGAATCTTCATAACTTCCCACCAATATAAAGAATAAAATTTTTCATGATTTTCTTTTCAAGATTTCACGGTGCAGTAATTTCCACACACTTGATAAAGCCAATTTTCATATTTAATCCGTAATTTTCTTTCACGCTCGTGATAATGATCAATGTCTCTACTGGAATATTCCTTCTGCAAAAGCTTAACGCCTGGTGTCTGAAATCGATTTCTTGTGTTTTCACGGTCATATACCACTAACGACATATCCAGTAATTCCCGACTCAGATCGCTGGTAGATTTCATAATCGGGTGTTGCATTGCCAACACCTTTTTTGTAAATTCTTTTTTTGTTTTTACTGTATCCATTTGTTTCTTTGCGTTCTCTGCGACTTTGCGTGATTATTCCATGAATTTATCTTACTTTTATTTCATTAGCACTTGCAGGAAACACAGAAAGAGCGTGATCATCACCCTGCTTACTTATACGGAAAACGGAGTCAGGTTCATGAGTGATGACATAACTATTTTCCCCAATCTCAAATTCAATCCTCTCCACATTTTGATGCATGTGCTTACAATTTCCAAGTCGTGTTATCTTCATATCGCCCCTTTATTAGCCTAATCCATTTCTACCAAAGCCGAATGCTTCAAGCGCGTCTTCCACCGTTAAGTCTTCTGACCGTACTCCCATTAAATAATGTCTGCCATTCGACAGGCTTTCGTTCATTTTAGAGGATTTTTCCTCTGAGATCTTAGCGTCTTCCTGTCCTCGGCGCAGTTTGTCCGGGGAGCGTGATAACCTCTCATTAAAAGCCCTGGCGATTTCATTACCCAAAGCAGTAGCAGCTTCAAACGACTCCTTAGCATCAACCATACTGTCAGTATCAAAAAGCATAATCTGAGCGAAGGGAATATTCATATTGGCTTTTATACACAGATTCACCGACGAGTATTTATTCTTCGGAACACACACAATCTCCAACTCATCCAACGGGATATCACCATCAACACAACTACTGATAAATTTAATATTCATTATTTTCTCCTTTTGGGCGAACACATAGGTTAGCCCCTACATTAAAATCCCTTTAAATCCCAAATCTGAAATCGTAATTCGTAAATCATCTCATCCTTTGCGTTCTTGGCGTAATTATTCTGTTTGCTTAAACAAAAAACTTACACCACCCGGCCGCCTCTACGCTCATACCCAACTTGTTACACCTCGGCACCTTGATATCGACCGAATGTGAACACAGAAGACAATTCTCCCGCAGATTCCCCATCTCAGCGTCATACTGTGCGGTCTTCCTCGCCTCCACAAACTCCTTTGATTCATCATCATAAGCCATAAACAAATACTCCTATACAACCTCAACTGTTTCGTTCCTGGAAAAAGCTTCTCTTTCATGGTATCGCTTATCACCGTTGTAAACTTCTCCAAGAGTAACACGGTGCAAATTGTGACAGACCGTGTTTACAATCCTTTCGGGATCCATACACTCATCGCCACACACCGGGCATGTCCAAGCACCATAAATTTCTCCTTTTATTCTGCTCATTGATTTTTCATTAAACCTCAATCTTTTGTCCATACTTCCAATTGTCTATATATTCCTGATCTTGTTTTTTTACTTCATCAGGCAATGTTGACGGTGGTCGATATGTCTTGCCTTCATGTTTCGTAGCAACTGCGATCTTCCTGCCATTTGCAATTAAATAATTTTGACTAACCTTTTTATATGCCGCTTGCCTATCTTCCAACAGTTTACTTGTTGGTGCATCTTCACCTGAACCCAGCATTCCACCCGTAAAACCACAATAAGGGTACCAATACTCTGCACCAGAAAATGCAAAAGTCCAAATTAGCGGTACTTGATAATCTTCGTGGCTATAATCATTACAGATTTTAATTGTTTTTTTATCCATACTCATCCCTCCTTTGCGTTCTTAGCGGCTCTTGTCCTCGGCGCCTTTTGTCCGGGGAGGCGTGATATCCTCTTCACCCTCTAACCGCCGAACACACTGTTCTGCATCAAAAAGCCTTGTTATGCTATAGCCCCGCCCAAAGCGGCCGTCCCACATCCTCATCTCTCGATAAGCATTCAACAACAACTGATCACGGTCAGGTGCTTCCGGACATTCAGGCCATTTAATACCATCAAATTTATAACTACACCATGGCCGCTTGCACCTACTCGGTGTTGTAACGTCATGTTTTTCACCCTCGTATTCCAGATCGTGATAACCAAACCTGCACCTAATCCAGTTAATTACCCGTTTCAAAAAATCTTTCATGATATAATTGATCTCCTGTATATTGGTTTATACTTATTCCTTCTGTTCCAATTGCTTGTTTGGCTCTTTGAGTTTTTTATTATTAATTCATTATCTTTGAATACCTCACTGTCCCTCAGTATATTGGAAAATACTACGATTTTCTCCGTTGTACCTCTTGCTGCTGTGCCTATAGACGCACAGGCGTCTGTTAATCTTTCAATTACTTGTGCCCGTTGAATCGCATAAGCAATTGCTGCATGCTTTAACCCTTCAAGATGGCCAATCAATAACAGGTTAGTATTACTATCATTCCTCATTTCCCCACCACTTTCTTCTGAAAGTCATCCCACAATTTACATTTGCCCGTATCAGTGATTTCAACCGCAGCCGGCGACGCACACTCTCCGCTTGCATATAGATAACATTGATTGTTTTTGCAATAAAGCCGATACCCATAATCCCTCGACATAAAACTATGGCTGATACCTGGCATCAAACCACTCACACCGTTTTCCAGATTAGTTTCTTCTTGATCAGGCCATTCAATACAATGCGGAGGAGAAGGATATTTAAGCCCGTGCCATTTATAATTACATCCTTTGCGCACGCAATGACGAGGTGTGCGATTCCCACCGGCATAACCCTTCTTTGGCGTATACACCAGATCGTGATAACCGAACCTGCACTTAACCCAGCCTATTATCTTTTTCATTAATTCTTTCATAATTCCCTCTACTGTTATCTGTTTTTAGTCATCTTCCTGCTAATCGCCTTCAGTGTTATTGTCTGTTCTTTAATATTCACTTCTTTTACCCTGAAAGCACAATTTTTAACTGTTACAGTTTCGTCTACGTTCCAATCAACCCAACCCTTCGGAACATCTTTAAGACTTTTAAATTCTTTTATTTCTCCTGTATCTGGATTCATTTTCCCCTCTTTTCCTTTCTTTGCGATCTCCTCGTCAAACCATATTTAAACTACTTAAACAGTTCAAACAGTTTAAGCGGTCCTTTTACGTCGGTGCCTCCAATAACCCTCTAAAACTCTTCTCCTTCAACTTCTCGTAATAAGTCTTGTCCTGTGATGCGTCATATACATAAGCCAAAAATGATTCCACAATCTCTTCCTGCCCCAATTCAATAAGAGCCATTTTCACTTCGATCCAATCATGTATTATTTTCCATGCCGTGCGTTCTGCCTGTTCTACTACTCTTTTTTCTGTCTGTGTGGTTGGCCTTTTTACCTTTGCCCTGAGTATTGCCTGACATTTTTCTTTTTTTGCCGGAAGCTTAAAAGGTATCTCTTTGCCGTTAACCGGAATGATAAAGAAAATTGCATCAAGTGCATTATCCTCATCGTATTCCTTCATGATCTTCCTCGCACCACACAAAACAAGCTTGTTCTCTATATTTGCCACTGACTGTTTTGCCGGCACACTTGACGTATAATTTTTAAGCATTTTTATTTCCTTCTTTCTTCCGGATTAACAATAACTTCTTCATCTCCTCCAACCGGCTATGATTCCACTTTTTCAAAAAAGACAATTCCATTAACTTCTTCGCCTTGTCCCAGAACGGGTAAGATCTAATATCCTCTGCCGAAATTTCAGGAAGCACTTCTCTTTTAAACTTTTTCTTCATCGCCTCTAAAAACAAATCAACATCCTTAACACCTCTTTTCTTACGTCTTTTAAGAAACTCACGATGTATCTTACATTTGCCCGGAATTTCCTCTTTAGAGCAATTACAAAAAGCAGACTGGTGTCCATAATGCTCGCAATGCGACATTTGGCACCCTGGAGGCTCTAGTGTTTTTAAGACATTCCATATAACTTCATTCAATTTGCTTTCAGTGATACCACGATTTATGAGCGTATATAGGAATCTATCAATATCGAGACTCTTTGGATCAAGCCCCCTATACGCAATAGCCTTTCTCAACCGTTCAAATTTCGCATATACATTATTCATTTTTTAACCTTCAATTTCTTCCTTTATGTGAGGAATTAGCTTTTTCCTCTGCGTTCTCTGCGGCTTCGTGTGAGGCATTCTCCTTCTTTTCATTACCAAAAAGCGCCGGGATCCACAACTGCCCGGCATTCCTCCACTTCAACTTCCGATTAAGACGATCACGTCGTGTACCAGCCATCCGCATGTTTCCAATAATCCTCCTGCTCTTCCTGATACGAAGATCCACAAGGACATGCGCAACGACGACATCTACACCCGCCTTCTCATAATCATCACGATGAACGCACATAACACCACTAATCTTCTTAGTTCTCATTATCCGTATCCTTAGTTTTTGGAGCATCCAGCGTTAATATTACGTATGGTGGACGAACACCTGCAGAGAAGCGATGCGCCGCCTCTAAGGACTTTTCTACCTTTGCCTTAATTGGTATTTCAGAGGATTTCAATGCCCAGGACACACCCTTGGCGAAAGACTCTCCACACCCGACTGCGTCAAAAGGCTCTACTGGCTTGCCAACCTGAAAATCACTTTCAATTACATACAATTGACCTCTATACCCAACGATAAAACATCCGCCTTCATCAACGCCATTATCTACCTTTGCGTATCCGCCATCCTTTAAACATTTCCTCACGGCATCGATAAAATCAGTACACATATAATCGTAACTGTCTTGCTTTTCAGTTCTTGATGGAATTTCTAATGAAAATCTTAAAAGTTGACCCATCCGGAAGCTGCTCGTAAAGCCAAACAACATCTCTCCGTTACGGAAGACCTTCTCGTCCGCTCTTATCGCCATATTCAGCCCGGCCACTCCTGCAGAATCACCCCCGATACAAATATTACCCTTACCATCAGTCCACCCAACAATACAAGTCATTCACGTCCCTCCTCTTTAATTAAAAATTAACTGATGCCCCATACCGGCTGAGGAAAGCAGCACGGCACAGGACACCACATCACCCACTGATGTACCTACCTTCCAGCAGTTACCATAGGTCACCTCCTTCCCTTATAAAGTGCTTAGTTTTGCTTTTAAATTATTATCATGTATTATCTGACGCTCTTCTTCTTTCTTCCTTAAGTGGAGCGTATTCTTTTTATGAACATCATCAAGGCACCTTTTAATAACAAGCCATTTCTCTCTTAAGGCAGCCATTAGGAGCTCATAATGCACAGAGTATTCAGTGTTTACGCGGTGCGCCCATAGCATACTTCGTAAGCTTGTCCAATAAATGAAGCAATGCCTTGTGCTTTCTTTATCCATCTCTATCTCGTCCGTAGTGGCCTGACGAGTATACAATGGTGCTCCTGCCCTACACGACTTGATCAATGCCGCCCGATTAGTCCAGTCGCCTATAACAGCAACAAATGGTGTTAGGCGGTTTCTTGTTACAAAATATCTAACGATCACTGTAAAGTACCTATTTCAATTCCTCTTCTATTTTATCACGCCAAGATTTTCCGTATTTTGCATACATCCATAGCATCCAATCTATTACCACTGCCTGTTCATCTTCTGCTGATGTTTCTATTTTATGTCCAAGGCTCCTTAATCTCCTTGCTGTTGAAGCTAACACGAAGCATGGTCTTCCGAGTATCCACCTTCTTTCGTCATCGGATATAGTCACATAACCAACCGCTTCAGAATCCGACTGGCAATTGCTCGTCCGATCTGGCCCTTCTAAGGCCGGATAATGTCCACAAAAAATACATTTTCCTCTACTGTCAACTTCACAATTATCATTGCTGCATTTTAAATCCGGTGATCCCATACCCTCTCCTTTTTTCAGCCAGCGGCTGATTCCTGAACCGTCCTATTTCAATAAACCAGGATACCTAGAGTCAATAACTTTCGCTGCTGACAGAAAAAGTTTTGCCGTTGTTACTGTCTGCGCATTCTTTGTCGTGCCATCAGTTTGTAGTACTTTGAAAGTAAGCATAACTGCCGGATTTATTTCTTCAGTCGCACTGTCTTTTGTAATAAGTTGAATCTGTCCGTAATCCGCTAACGTGTTGTTTCTCAAGGCCTCATCAAATGCCTTGCCTGTCCCATCATCCAAAGTTATCCCAAAGGCTTCCATTGTATATCTTCCTTTCTAATAATAAATAATGTCTCAGGAATAGAACAAACGAGTGGAGCAACCTCACAAAATAGTAGAGGGCTTACGGTCCTCTACTGCCTCTTTGATGATGCAATCATATCGTCCTATCCTGCAAGGTTGCTCACTCAGTTCTAATGGTGGGCACTGCCCACCATACTGCTTAGAATTTTCCATCACCAAAAGCTTCCCATAAATACTTCCTACCTTTGGCTGTTAATTCATATTCCTTATTAACAAGTCCATGCTCTTTAATTATCGCACTTGCCGTACTTCCATTCCAAAAACCGCTTGCACATTTCAACACTCCAAGATTAATAACATCGCGCTTATCCATACTTCCAAAATTGGCGTTAGCATGTACTTTCTCAATCTCTTCATCACTTATAATTTCTTGTACGCTCATTTAAAAAGTCCTTAAATAAAACCTAACAAACAATAGTACTGCCAGCCTTTTATTGCTTTGATATATCCACATGCCCACATCTGGATAACTTTCGCTCCCAATCGCAATACACCCTTTGAGACAGCCCTATGTAGGCATGCGATATATCAAACTTTTTCATGCTTCTTTCACCGCCATTACCTCATGGTGTTTTTTGTATATGTTCAGGACAACCCGTCCCCAGTCCATGAGTTTCTTTTTAAATTCTTCGAAGTCCATCCCGTTCATCCATAGTACATTGATTTTATCATAGAGTTTCTCTTCCTGTTTGCTCAGGCCCGGAGCGTTATCTGTCGCCCAGGCCAGGCATCCACCCACTACCGTGCTTGCCGGCACCCATTTTTTGTCCAGGACCATTTTGTTAAGCTTGTCACATATTTTAGCGAACTCTATTGCGTAGTTGTCTTCCATAAAGAAAGTGCCTAAAGTGATCTCCCGCCTAATAAGCTGGCGGACAAGAAAGTTTAAAGTGACTAAAGTTAAAGGAATTAAACAGATCCCCGCTTTTGCAAGGATGACAAATGTTGTGCCCTCTAAAGAGTAGTTGTTATAATTTCGTCGTAAGTATAAACAGGTATAAAGAAGAACCAGAATGTAGTTTTCTTTACGCGCTCATAGTTGTCACTTGCCAGGACTCTTCCTGCCAGTTTTATGTTCGTTCTACGTTTGTATAATTTTTCTGTACGTTTAATTATCATTTATATTCCTAAGACTCAAAAAAACATTTAACGCAGAGGCGCGGAGGACGCGAAGAACATAAAGAGGAAACCTAAAGATTTCTGTTTTTTAATTGTTTTTCTCTGCGCCTCTGCGTTATGAAGAAACATTGCTATCCCCAAATTTCTTAAGGTCTGTTTTTATGTAATAGTTCAGATCGTATTTTTTGAATACTTTTGTTATGTCGGTCAGGAATTTGGCCCAGTCGATGTGTTCGGCCATTGGGGCGTAGTTCCAGCGGCCGACTTTGTATTCGTCTACAAACCCCTTTGTCGTCTCTACTATCTCGATCGTCTGCGCAGGATCGATGACGGGTTCCAGGGATACCCATGTTGCAATGCCGCGCTTCTTTGCTTTCTTTATCGCCTCTATCCTGTCGTCCGGCCACGCTGCGCCCGGCTCGTAGGACAGCGAATCTTTTAGGCGGAGGAATGTCAACGTAGTGCCGAATTTACCATTGTTTTCTTTGAGCAGGTCGAAGTCTCTCACCGCCCTCATGCCGCCTTTGGTCAGCAGGTTTACTCGTATGTCGTTTTTGTGCAGTATCTTTATGGCAGCCCGGGTCAGTTCTGTCTTAGTATCGATCTTCTGGTATGGGTCGCAGTAGAATGAGAAGAATACCTCTTTGCCACTGTGTTTCGGTGCTTCTTTCTCAAGCTTTGCGATGACGTCTTTCCGTGGTCCTACATTACTATGGAATTTTCTGCGGACAAAGTCCTCGTTCTCCGGAGAGAATCTGCTTTTGGCCACCGGTACGTAGCAGTAGGTGCAGCGATGGCCACAGCCTTCGTACAGGTTGGCTGCAAGTCCGTCGCAGTATTCCAGTGCTTTTCCTTTTGGTTGGTAGATTATCATGGGGAAAGTGCCTAAAGTTTAAAGTGATCTAAAGTGACTAAAGTTATTGGAATTAAATAGATCCTGAAACGAGTCCAGGATGACAATAGTTATTTTTCATATAGCGTTAGTTCGGTTTTTGGAGCTTCGTATTTGATCTGTAAATTTTCACAATCACCGTTGAGGCATGTGTGTATTCGTCGGCTTGGGCGCGAAGAGGATAATACTATTACCATTACCCACCCGCACTCAGGGCAAATAAATTGCTGGTTAATATGTACTTTTATTGTTTTATCGGGCATATGTTTATCCCCCCTCACCTCAATCCTCTCCCCAAATGGGAGAGGGAAAAACAGCGTTATTGGAGCCAGATTTTTATAGTTATAAATGCCAGAAAGCTGAAGCATATTGCTGCCCCTGCGATGGCGGCGTATAGTTTTAGTTTTTCTTTCTTTGTCATTTTTTCAGATCTCTAAGCCGCAAAGGAAGCAGATAAAAAGTACCATTAAAATAATAAGAACACAAAATGTCGTCGGAAAGTATTTAATACATACGGCGAATATAATATCATCTAGAAAATCGTTTAATTTATCTATCATCTCTCTTCCCTCAGATTCTCAACGTCCGCATCAAACAGCCCGGGCATTCCTCTGTATGGTGTAAAAGGTAACTCCCTCGCGTTCTTCAGGGCAAAGCCGTATTTGCCAGTAAACCATCTGGAGCTACTCGCCTCAACACAATCAGTGATAAATACTATTCCAGCAATACCCCCACGTGGAAGGTCTTCAGGGATGGATATCCCCAGTATGTCTACTATGTGCCTGTGCCCTTCATGGTCGTAAGTTTTGCTTGCATGTATGAGAACAGGCCCCCGGTGTTTCGTCCGCCAGTTGCGGTTTTCTATATCTTTGCCGCCGTGGATTATTGCCCACGCCCAGGGTTGTTGTATGCTGATTGCTTTCATTTATTTAGTTCAGAATGGGGGCAAACACATAGGCTCGCCCCTACGTCTATCACTGCTATTTCGGTTTTATATTTAGTGAGCAGCTCTTCGTACTTTTTACAGTTTGTGCTCTTTGCTTTTTCCTTGTCTTCATCGGTAGCCATTTCGTACCAGAGAAGGAAGTTCTTTTTTTCACGATCGTCTGTTTCTGTCATATTTTTTTATCCTCACGCAAAGACGCTAAGTCACAAAGGAAAGATATTAGTTTTTTGCCAGGGCAAAAACTTTACACTCCAGTTTCGCTACTGCAATCATAGAGGCCCTGAGCTCCGGAGGCAATTCTTTGTAATCATGCTGATTCAGGTACAGAAGTACTTGCCGGCTGACTTGTTCAAGGTTTTCCGACTCACAATTAAGACAATTGCCATCTTTAAAAATCACTGCCATGCCACATGGAATTTTCCCGTTAGCGGCCTCCCATATAATAATATGTTTAAATTTCCATATATTTGGTTCTGCAATTTTAACCTTGATATAGCCATCGAAAGTGACTCTCTCAGTACCGACAGGTGTCCAATTCTCTGGCCTGTTTCCTGTTTTAAAGCTGCCTTTATTTGCCTTGCACACACCCATGCCCTTGGTGCCGGCGGTCCACGGTCTGTTGCCTTTTTCGAAACGCCCTGTTCTGCCTGTCCGCCAACCGTTGCGTTTACGAAGTGCCGCTAGTTGTATCGGCGTTCTCTTCTCTCTAAACTTCTTATTAAAAGCCGCTGCGAGTTCGGTACGTATCAAGGTCCTGTTATCAGAAATAAATTTAAGCTGCTTCTTTGTATAATTATATGGCTTCATGTTTTCTTTTTGGTTTCTTTTCCGTTTTCACCTTCTAACATTGACGGCATATTCCCAGGAAGACCTTCATACTCTGCCCTTAATTTTATAGAGTCAAATACCAGCCTTCCGTTTTCAATAATACGCTTGGTGACATCGGTAACGGCTCTTGCTCTTTGAATCTCTTCCTTTAATTCATCACCCTTAGTGCTCTCTTTAGACAGTCTTGTTAATTGACTAAAAAGAATATCATTTACATCAGTTAATTTATTCTTCTGCATAATATTTACCTCTTCGCAGTGAGCTTTCGCAGCCTGCGCTCTGCGGCTAAACGGACAGTCTTTTGCGTGTCCGGCCACTTGATCATTGCTTTAAGTTTCTTGGCGTTGGCCTCTTTGACACGCCTCATTCGATTTTCAGCGTCTACCCATGCAACCTTAACTCCACCACAAACAGCTCCTGTTTCCCACGGGTTTTTCATTATTCCTATTTTTTCTATCTCAACGCAGAGGCGCGGAGGACGCAAAGTTTAAATTACAATTCGGAATTCTTTACCTTTCAATGGGCACTCGCATTTATCATTAGAAGGATGCGTAATACATCTATTTTCTTCATTAGTAAAAGTTCTTTCATGGAGTTTAACAGCACAAAGATTTATGCCTCCCCACTTAGAATCAGTTGTATGAAAAATACATTTTTCAATTGATGTTTTTATTTTAATAGTATTTGGCATTTTTTTCTTTGCGTCCTCTGCGTTAAAAAAGGTGCTACCCAAACCTCAGTTCTTTTACTACCGGGCGCTGAGTTCCTGTGGCTTCTCCGAATTCGTCTTCCAGGTGCATTATGTAGCCTTTTACGCTTATTGTCTGCCCGGGTTCGGGTGTTTTTTCTGCTTCCAGCAGGACGTCATCCGGCACGTGTACTTTGTACTCCGCTTCCTTTGCCTCGTAATTTTCGCTCTTAGGGATTTTTACAAGTATTATCAGGTTTTCGTCTTTAAGTGATATCACTTCTCCGACTATGATGAATGTTGTTTTGCGTTCTTTGACCTCTCCGGACTTGATAACGTAGACGTTGAACGTGGTCCTTGTCTCTTTGTTCCTGCCTTCGTATTGCTGGAAGTTGCCGCTCAGGCGCACGTCAGCACCACGTTTAAATTGTGAGGTAAAGTACTCACAGTTATCCTTGCCCCATATGAAGGCGAGGGAGCGAACGCTGCCGTATACGTCGTGCTGACAGTCTATGATTACTTCCAGGTATGGGCTATTACCACCTGTCCTTTTCGGTTCGCATTTATCGAGTACGCCGTGTATGTGTATTTTGTTACAGTGTTTCATAAAGGAAGTGCCTAAAGTGATCTCCCGCCTAATAAGCTGGCGGACAAGAAAGTTTAAAGTGACTAAAGTTATAAAAACAGCTTCCCGATCAAGTCGAGAATGACAGATTCAACTAATCCTGCGATTTCTTTCTCTGTGTCTTCGTGCCTTCGGATGATGACTTTTTTTCTGCCTTTTCCTGTACAGGCATGTCGGCCATTTTCTTTTCCGGCCACTCTCTCATTTTGTCAGCGTGTTTGAGTAGCTGCTCACCCATTTCGTCAGTACCACCATCTTTGAAATAGGCCTCTTTTCTCAGCTTTATGTAGTACTCTAATGCTTTCCACGCTAATTCGTCCTGTGCGCGGAGCAATACTACCGGTTCGTCTGCCGGGATCCTTTTGTCCAGTTCTTTGATGTCGTTGTACTCATCTCTTGCATGTTTCATTGTTATTTATCTCCTAAAAAAGGTCCTCATAAAGAGGGCGAACACATCGGTGCGCCCCTACGGGATTTAATAAATTACTTTCGGTAGTTTTTTCATGTGCAGGGCTTTTGCGTAGCCGGACCGGAAGGCGATGTCTTTGTCGTCACTGACCTTCTTGAAGTGCAGCACTATACAGATGAACGCTATAACTAGCAAACAGGCCAGTATACGTGGAAGCCATAACGTTCTATTGCTGTACGCCCATTCGACTCTGTTGTGTATTACGTTGCTGTTTGAATAGTGTATTTTTTTCAACGATTCAGGTCTCCTTTGTCGGGTTAAAGGGGCGAACACATAGGTTAGCCCCTACACATAAATGACCATGATAATTATCATTATTACGAGTAATGCAATGCAACCGGCGATCTGCCACTTGTCTGACGTGGAAAGATTACTGCCGATTTCTCTCCGTTCCGGACAGACAGGATGGTTGTCACCGGGGCTATCGTCGCGTTGGTCAGAGTTAATATTTTGCATTTTCTTTTTCATATTTCTCAGTATGTATGGCGGATCGGGTAGATTATTGTTTTCCGCTTCGTGCACTTTAATAATATTCTCCATCTCTTCATCGTAGATTTCAAACAAATATGCACCTTTCAACAATCAGGAAATAGATTAATACGCTCATGGCAGTAGCAGCCGCTTCAAACAGATATTTTTTCATGGTTTGTTTCTCTTTAGAGCAATGTTTTTGAGCTTTTTTCTGTAGTTTTTAATTGCGTGATCAGTGCCAGTGGATTTGGGCCTCCGTAGGAAATTGGCTGTGAACCGCCCGAATCGCCTGATCGTGTTCGGATTGCGGAGTAGATCTCCTTTGCGCGTGAGATAGCGCAGATCCCCCACGTGTATGCGACCCATAACGAAGAACGGTACGCGAGCTACGCCATCAGCCGCATTTACTACGCGATACACAGGCGCCTTGACAGAGCGGTCAAACTCGGCATTGCCCACACGTGGACATCCGAATGTATAGCACGCTGCAAGGTTGACACCGTCGAGGTCCTGGGTTGCAATCACGGCTATGGCTGCGCCGAGTGAATGCCCTGTAATATAGAGAGGACAATAACCCTGGTAAGGCTTGCCTAATACGTATTCCCTTACCTCTTCGGCCACGTTTTCATATGCCTGGGCAAAGCCCCTGTGCTTACCATCCTTCAGGCGGAACTTGAGGTCCGAGAGAATATCCTTTATATTCCCTTCTGTGCCCCTGAAGGACAGCACAGCATAATCTTTGCAACAGGCCATGAATGCCTGGGATTCGTTGTTATTTAATGTAGCCTTGAGGCTGAACCCACCAGATTCAAGGCTGTCTACAAGTCTGCCCCGTTCACCGTCCTCGTGTTTGAGATAAGCGAGTTCCGACATCGATGCCATTATGTATGCCATCCTGTCGGAATATGCTGCACGGTTTGTCGGCACCTTCCGTATTAAGTTGTCATCGAAATATTCCATAATTTTTGCTCCTTAAGCTACAATCATGAAGTAGAAACTACCTTGCAAAAATGAAAAGGAAATAACTTCAACATCCCAGGTATCACTTTGAGCTTCTCCGCTTCCAGCGTCCTCTCTGCCTCCCCTTCGATCTTATATCCAAGCGCAAGTACCATATTCCCACAAGGAATTGGTCTTGCAGACACGCGCGGCGTCAGGACAAACTTGTAATCAAAGTCCTTGTGTAAGGCAGCCACCCGATCCTCTTCCTTGTTTGCCTCAGTCCAGAACCGTCTCTTTTTCTCCTCGCTCGACAAGGCACCGGCCATATCAGCCATAATCGCCACATCAAGATGATCTAAAAACTGTTCAAGTGATAATTTCATAGTTTTTATTCTCACGCCAAGCCGCAAAGTACGCAGAGAAAAGCGTATTCCTTTTGTTATCTACCGATATCTTTGATTGTCCGTGATGGCCTTGTAACACCACCATAGGCACAGACAGGCAACAAGTGCGCTGGCTATTCCAAACGCAAAATCATATTCTTTATTTCTACACAGGGCCGTAATAGATGAAGTACACCATAGAAAAAAGCAAGTTATTGAGCCTATCAGATCCGCTAATTTCAACTTCTTGCTATGGGCAGATATCTCCCTGCCAGAGACAAAGCCTTTGCCTTCTCGGTTTCCATATTCCCTTTTTATTGATTCTCGTCCTACCATTATCTTTTTACCTTTGCGTCCTCCGCGGCTTTGCGGTGAACTGTTTTTTTATTTACCCGGGTGGGGCTGGGAGGCAACAATTCAATCAGGTTTTTAATTGGTCCTTCCGCTAGTACACGATTTGTTTCAGTTTCTATTATTTTGTACATTTCGTCATCAGAGTGATTTTTTACGGCATCGAACGCCTCCGGTGCGGTGTCGTAGTGGTTCTGGAAGATGCCGCAGTCGTCAGTGTTGTATCCGGTAAATAGCATGTATTTTTTCATGATTGTAATCGGGCAGACACACCCGCCAAAAAACACGTCGGGCAGACAGGACAAACACACAGGTTTGCCCCTACGTTATGTATTTTCTTTTATTGTTACTTCCTTAACTTCTTTAGATTCCTGCGGTTCTTCAGGAGGTTTTTTATCAGATGCTTTTGTCTCTGTCTGTTCTGCAGGTACCTTCTCATTTTTTGTCTCTTTTGTTTTCTTCGGTTCCGGTTTCTTTGTTTCTTTGACTTTCTTCTTCACATACCTACCGGTTTTTTGATTAAAATTATAAGCGTTAGCATCGGTATAGGAAATATTGTGTTCCCACAGGTCCAGGACTTTTATCAGTCTCTTCCTGTCCTGTGCCCTCTTATATTTTTCTTCTAATAACGCTGCTTCCAGGTCGGCTATCTGTAGCTTCAGTATATTTATACCGTGCATTTTCAGGTCTTTATCTCCTGCAGATGCCTTTTCAAAAACGCCAAAGATAGATACGGCTATAAAGAGTGATATAAGAATTCTTTTCATAATGATCTCCGTTATTAAGGTTTAAATTATAGGCAAACACACCCGCCAAAAAACACGTCGGACAGGCAGGGCAAACACACAGGTTTGCCCCTACGTTATGTATTATTATTTATTGTGATTATGTTTACTTTTTCGGCCATTTTTTCAACACGAGTACGCACGTCTTCCGCCTCTTTAATAATCATATTGATATGTTTATTTATCACAAGGCTTTCGCTGTAGCTTATTTTTTCTCCGCCTTCCGGTGTTTTCTTCTGTGCTTTTTGTACCGATTCCGCAAGATGTCCGAAGGCAGTAGCAACGTCCAGGGTCTCTTCCGTTATGCTCTTCTCGCCTTTGCCTCTGTGCCGGTCTATCAGCACCTTATCAGTGTCGCCGATTGTGAAGTTGAGAAAGTCTATGTCGCCGGTTGCGTTGTATATCAGGGCTTGAAACTCTACAGGCACTGCAAGGGTGCCCTCGCAGTATTCACGTATTGTTGGTGCCGGTGTGCTGGTCCTCCTGGCGATAGATTCGACGGTGTAGCGTTTTTCAATTATGAGTATTTGGTTTAGAAGTTTTGCGAATTTGACGTGTTCTTGTTCGATATTCATAGGTAAAATTTCCTCCCTTGATTATCTTTCTAAAAATCGATTAACAATTTACACTTGCTGGCATGTCAGATGGCTTACAATTCTTAATATTAAAATCAGGGTGCTTTCCCGGGTACCTCAGTACCTCTTCCGGAATATTCGTATGCCTATGCAGTTTTGTGATTGTTGGTTCCTGCGCTTTGCCGGTGTTCCATACTGCCCTTACACAGCTAGAAGACATACCAATCGCCTGCCCAATCGACTTAGAGGTTCTCTTAAAATGCCTCTTCCATTTGTATAGCGGATGGTTTTTGCCCAGGTACGGTATAAGTGTCTTTGATTTCTCATTTGTCATTATGCTCAGAGGATATACGAGCACCGTATGTTTTGTCAACTTTAAATTTTGTAAATTATTATAATTATTATTGGAATAGATCCTATGTTTTTAAAATATAATGAGTTATGTTGAGTAACTTTTTAAAAAAAAGTTTATTAATTGAGGCGTGATCTATGCGGATCTTTCAATCGTAAGCGTAAATGCTGAAAGAAATTCGAGGTAGAAGGGATGACGATAAAGGATTAAGAAGTTCAAAGTTTCAAAGTGTCTAAAGTGATCTAAAGTTATGGCAAAAGATAAATCTTTTATTATTTTAATAGAAGAAAAACACCATAACTTTCCTCCTAACAAGCCGGCGGGCAGGGACGGATTAGGGTTGAAGGGAAATAGCTGTTTAAACTGTTTAAGCCGCTTCATCTGTTTAAGCTGTTCTGTTATGCCCACCCTACGTTACTGTTTAAACTGTTCTGTTATGTTACCGTGATGTAATTGCTACTGGTACATGTATCAACCGGAAATGTAGGAGTATGTACTATTGCTCTTGCGTCCGATATTTGCCAACCATTTTTTCCTCCGAGTCCAGGGCTTGTTAGCAATGGGAACGAAAGATCTGATATTGTTGTTGTAAATATTGTTCCCAGCGAACTGGTTATATCAGCAACGAATTCCCATGCGTTATCGCCCGGTGCGGCTTTTTCTCCTGTCCCTAATAATACTGTGCCTTCTGTAAGGCCGACATTCTGATACAATAATTCAAGTACGGCTATTTTTGGTGCAGAGTATGAAGTTAAATTTATATTCTCTATGGTCACTCTTGTAGCATTGTATTGAAAATCTGCAGACGAGCCTTGTTGTACATGGTATCGACCGATTGACGTGCCTATAAATGGTATCCATGATGCCGCGTTGAAGGCTGCCCATGCTGCTGCGTTTGAACCGTGGCCAGCCCCGCTTTTTCTGTTTTCAAATGCGTCAGTAAAGCCATTAACTGTCACGCTTGACGATGTAAATGTAGTGAGCGTCACTGAGTAAGAACCAGCGTCCGTATATATATGGACAGGGTTTTGTTCATTTGACTGGAACCCATCGCCAAAATCCCATAGCCAATTTGTCGGAGAGCCAGTTGATGTCTCCGTAAATTGAACGATTAAAGGCGCGCTACCCGAAAGGATATCCGCTGTAAATGGACAACCGCACCCCTTCGGATTTTTCTCAAACCCGATCACGCTCGGGGTGTATGGTGTGCCGGGGCCGCTGCCGGTGTATTTGATTACTACCCTGTCTCCCACTTCAAAGGCCGCGCCGTCGCAGGTAAGGTATGTTATCGGTACGTTGGTCAGCGTAGTCGTCGGATTAACGTCGAGGCCCTGCAGGCTGCTTACGGCAGCATCAAGTGTGATGTCACACAGGTTTGCGTTCAGATTTGTAATCTCGCCAAGCCGGTACGTAGGCTGGTACTTCTGCCAGCCAGTCATTATGGCAAGATTGTAAAAGTTTTCTGAAGGTGACAGTCCAAGTACCGGCACGATCTGGCCATCTGCAGCAGCATTATAAACCGCATCGTTACCGCTCTCCCCTCCGGGCCGTATTATCACCGGCGCCGTCCTTTCGCCCGGTACCTCTATCGTACCCACTTCTCCGGAAAGGCTTTCGTTCAGGTCAGCACACCAGGCGGATATCTCTTCGTCCGGAGGAAGATTGTCCGTAAGGAATTTCTTCTCCTGAGTAAGCGAACCGAGCTTCATCTTACTGGAGTTGAGCCTGTTCGTCGCCGCGTTGAGCTCCGAGAGGGCAATACTGAGCGACCTGGTTATCTCTGTTGTATCGTTTCCCAGGTTGATCGCCGAGTTGAGCTGTACAAGCAAGGTAGTGTGTGTCGTCTGTTTCGTGGCGGCTTCCGCCTCGGCCGCAGGTATATCTACCTCGGTCAGCACCACTATCGCGTTGACAAGCGCATCGATCTTTGCCTGGATCCGGGTCTTGTCCACCTCATAATCGATCTGGTACAGACCGTCTGTACCGCCTGATACAATTATTCCTTTTCCCATGTTTAAATAAGTGCCTAAAGTGAACTAAAGTTTGAAGTGCCTAAAGTTATGGAGTTTTTTTTATTATATAACGTTCGGTCACTCGCCGAAGGCGATAACTAAAGAACACCTTAACTTTAGGCACTTTAGCTCACTTTAAACTTTGCAACTTTTTTTCCTTAAGCTTCAGTTATCCTCATTTTCGTAAACCTCGGGTTGACCGCTATGAAGACTTCTCCTACGGTAAACACCTGCGAATCATGCTCAGCCTGGTCACCAGATACAATGCTGCTGTCCATCTTCGACTCAATGTGTATCTTACCGCTATAGACAGATTTAAGGCTGGCCAGTTCCAGGGATATCCCTTTCGGCGTTCCGACAGACGTCGTCTTATGCCCTGCCAGGGTCGCGCTGCTTTTAAATGACCCCTCATCCGTCCTGATCGTCTCAAGCTCAACCCGTGCTCTCTCAATACTCTCCGGAGTTCCATCCGCCTTGATCCCGTTCCTCGTTATTACCAGCTCACCGTTCGGCCTTGCGTTAATGCTGTCGGCATTCTGCCTGCTGTTAGGTGATATTACACTGAGCCACGACGGATCCCCGTCCTTCAGCCGAGTCTGGAAGCTGGTCATGGGTAATACGACATCATCCACGCTGTCCGGCGCGCCGGTAAGTGTCAGCGTATATGTAACAGCGTGATAGACCGTAGCAGGTATATGAAACCCGTTGAGTATATATCGTTGGTTCAGGAACAGAGAGAAAGGCCCCGTCGGTACGATAAGCGCGTATCGTTGGTTTAATAACTCAGTGTACAGTGTCGGTGCATTGAGGGCATAACGCTGGTTGAGAAAAGTGGTCGTCAATACCGCGCCTGCAAGAGCATACCGCTGATTCAATACTTCCTTGTATAGTGTCGGAGCACCGAGAGCATACCGCTGATTAAGTGAGGATGTTATCAGCGTTGCTCCCGTTAGGGAATATCTCTGGTTCAGCGACGCTTCGTTCAGGACAGGTGCAGTCAAAGCATATCTCTGTCCAAGAAAAATAGTCGGCAGAGTATATTCTTGTGTTGGCGGTGTAAACCCGCCTGCCCATCCTCTGTCAGTACCATTTGAAATACGAGGCTCATCTATCCATCCATCATGAGGATTGGTAGTGTTTCTCGGATCGACCCCTATTTTCAAAGCGGCAGTATTGTCTGATATTGCGCCTGAATCCGTAAGCGTTGAACCTGACTGTACTCCATCAATAAATATTCTCCAGCTATTCACACTCCGGGTTATAGCTAAATGGTACCATTGCCCTGTATTTGGGGTCCACGTTGCGCTACTAACCGTTATAACAGGAGAGCCGGACGCCCATTGCTCAAAACCAAGGCCGCCTCCATGGTTCCTGATAAACCGCCACATCTCATTCGTATTTGCTCCTTTTCCTATAAAAACATGGTTTGCGGAAACAGTCGCAAATCTCACCCAGAAATCAATAACAAAGTCATTAGTTCCAAAATTGTAATCTGTATGGTCCGGGTATGAAACATATTGAGAGGATGCGGCCACAAATTTACCGGAACCTGCTCCAAGCTTCTTTATACCGGTATCAATCGTTGCGCCGTTTACCGTAGGCGTATGACCTGTAACACTCGAATCACTGAAGTCCGAGTTCATATGCAGTATTAACTTTGTGAAGCTGTCTATTCCAGGCATTTGGATTTACGATTTTAGATTGACGATTAAAAAAAAGAGCAAAAACGGTTGATGATTGCCGACTGAACGATTGATATTTCCACAATCAACAATCGACAATCATCAATATTCAATCCTTAAAGATACGCGCTCAGGCCGATTTCGCTCAGGTTGATCGGGGTTGATGTTGTTGTGGCTGCCGGCACGGTCCTTTCGATCCAGAACGCTGCCGATTCACCCGCGGCTAGTGTTCCCAGGTTGATACCGGTACCCTGAGTTGTCGGCGCGGTGAACGTAACACCACCCGGGGCTGTGTCCTCATCGCCAATAGTTGTGGCCACGCCAGTCGTAGATCCGTCACCCACGCCTGCGGGATCTGCGCCTATCTTCAAGCTGTCCGCTCCGGAGGCGTCCGACTCTCGCCAGATCGTTACGTTCAGCATGCTGTCTGTTCCGTGTGTATTCTTGACGTATACACAGCGGTGTTCCGTATCGCCGTCGAGGGAATCCAGCTTGGCAATATCATCGAACACTTCATTTGCTATATTGGCTATGGTGATATCCGCATCATTCTGGTCGGATCCCGGCAATGATGCGGCCGTTACGGTTATGTGTATCTGGGCGTCACCTGTGGAATCTGCTATTACATACTTACCGTCTACGGAGACGTCTACCGCCGTGCCTATAGACCCGCCGTTAGGTGTCCATGTGAGTTCATCCGTCGAGTTGGTATAAGCCAGCGTGCCATTTCCTGTAGCGTTGCCGGCCGCGTAGTCTATGACTACACCGGTTACGTTGGTAGGTGCCGCTGCGGATTGCGACAGCACCCGTTCGGTGGACAATATTCCGCCCAGGGATGCGTCCGGGTCGGTATTTGATGCCCCCCCGGAAAGCCTTACTTCCAGCTCTGCCATGTTAATTGCCATAGTTTTATTCTCCTATAAATAACCGTTTGAACCGTTTAAACAGTTTAATCCGTTTAAACCATTCGTAGGAGCGAACCTATGTGTTCGCCCCTACGATAGTTTTCTATTTATCAGTACCTTCAAAATCGTCACTCCGTTGGTGTTCCTTATCGTATCAGGCGCGCCTTCGAAAGCGCCTTCGGCTGTGGTGATCACCAGCAGTGGGTATAGCTCTACCATGAGTGCCAGCTTGTCGTAATCGTCCTTCGACAGATCTCTTGCCCGTATGGTAAACGTCCTGTCTGCATGCGACATGCCCATGTCCTCGATCTCTGCATTGCCGTCCAGCGTAGCCTTCCTCGTTACCCTGCGTGATATCTGCCGCACGTCCGTACCCTCCTCTGCGTCCGCAAGGAGCATCGATCCGTTTACATCAAAAGTAGTTGTTGATATTCCGATCATGATAAGTTTGAAGTTAAAAGTTGAAAATGCCTAAAGTTATGGCAAAAGATAAATCTTTTATTTTTTTAATAGAAGAAAAACACCTTAACTTTAGCTCACTTCACACTTTAGTTCACTTTAAGCACTTTTTTCATAACAGTTTAAACCGTTTAAGCAGTTCAAACTGTTACGATACTCCTAATAAATACTCCGCACCCTCTGCGTTCGCCCGTATCTGCACACGTTCCAGTATCGCAAACATAAATGCTTCCAGTTCCGGCTCAAGTCCGTCACCGGTTATATTGATTATTGCCTCGCCTTCCGTCAGGCGGTTAAGTTGTGCGTCGGCAATCCTGTTTTGTTTCTCAATAAATGTCTTTTGTTCCGGACTTATCTCGCCTTTTCGTTTAGCCTCTCTCTCTAATGCCTCTATCGAGGATACTGGCCTGCCAAAGATTGTTGATAATGGCAACGGTATGTCTCTTAACGCATCCGGTATCGCAGTTTTAGTATTTCTAATCTCAATACCGAACTCCTCCATCGCCTTCCGGCTTTTAAGTATAGCGTTCAAGGATCTTTGTTCTTCCTCGGTCTGTGCACCAGGAAGTGCCTGGGCGGCCAGGAGTTTTCTCTCGGTTTCTGTTTGCGCTCTAAGGGCAAACATATCAACGCCGTCAATCATGGCCTTTGTAATTCTATTCGTATTTATCCTGCTTGTAAGATCCACGCCGTCTATTACTGCCTTTGCAACCTGGTCTCCACCTACCCTGCTACTGAAATCTATTCCGTCAATCACAGCCTTTGTTATTCTGTCCGCATTTATCCTGCTACTGAAGTCAATACCATCAATTACGGCCCTTGAGGCAACAGGTACTTCTTTTCGTGCGGCCCTTGCCTTCGTTTCAAACTCCAGCTGCTCTGCCTTCGTGGGAGCAGGTAATTTAACATCCTTGACACGGAATAATTTATTTAAACCAGTAAACTTTTCAATAAGCTTCCCCGCTTCAAACGATGCCAGGCCGATTGCCGCCACGAGGCCCGCTTTGCCGAGTGCTTTAGTGATAGAGCCTATTCCCTTAGTTGCCTTAGAAGATGTAAAAAGTGCATCGAATTTCGCTTGTGCAGTCGTCGCCTGGACTCCGGCTGTTGTGGCAGCCGCTCCTAGTCCGGCTGCCCCGGTCAATGCAGTAATCACCGCGCCCACTCCCCTTGCACCTGCCATAGTGGCAAATTTCAGGCTCAGACCGGTCATTGCAATACCCAAAAGCCCCAGAGCCGGGAGTAGCAGTGTTGTAATTGCGACAGACACCCCGCCAACACTGCCTATTGTCTTCTGCATCTTAGGGTCAAGGTCCGAGAACCATCTAATCGTTTTGATTATGATCCCTCCGACTTCCCCAAATACCTTTACTATTCCCGCAGTAACGTCTATCATCGAACCTCCAACCTCGATAATGCGGTTAAACAGTATTGCAAGGTCCTCCGGCTTTGTCAGATCAAGACCGGTAAACAGATCATCAAAAGTCTCATCTATCCTTCCAAGCGCATCAAGAATTGGTGTAAAGTCTGTTTTTTCAAACGCCTCCGGCAGTGCCACGGCAATCTTACCGATCACTTCCTCCCACTCCTTCAGCTGTGGTCTGATCTTCTCCAGGAGGGTCTCAAATCCGCCTCCGGTAACTATGCCCTGCAGTGCTATCTCAAAATCTGTTATGCTTCCAATTACTCCGGTAAGCTCTGGCCTGAACTGGTCACCGATAGACCTGGCCATGTTATCAAATGCGACTTTTGCCCGGTCTACCTGCTTCTCTGATGCCTCCAGTCTTGTGTTTACCTCTTTTGCTACGGATCCTGCGGAATTATATGCTAGCCTTGTAATCTTCAATGACTTAGAAAGACCGTCAAATACCTTTACCATCTTTCCTGCCTGTCTAATGCCTACCAGCTCCCCTGTGATAAACAGTTTCTGGTTCTTGTCAAGGGTCTTAAACGCTTTTGCAACATCAAAGAGGATATCCTTCCCTGACCTAAGCTTACCATTATAGTCCTTCTGGCTGACGCCTATCGCTTTCAGTGCGGCCTGCACAGGCTTCTGGTCGCTGATAAGTCTCAAGAGTCCGGTCTTCAGGGCGACTGCAGCCTCTCCGCCCGATCTGAATACTTCGATGATTGGTGTCAGCACGCCCGCAGTCTCTTCAAAGTTGAAGCCCATCAACTTTGCAATCGGCGAAAGTTCTGCCATGCCGATACCCAACTGCTTCAGGTTTGTCGCGTATTTATTGGAAACTTCGTTGAGTATATCGGTAAGACGTGCGGCTTCTGAGGCAGGGGCTTCAAATCCTTTCAGTGTAGACACCAATAATTCCGATGCTTCCGCCGCCTCCAGGTCACCCGCAACAACGAGGTCGAGGGCAGCCTTCTGCAATTCAAAACTTTCTTTGACTGTGAATCCCGCCTGTTTGAAGTTAGCTGCACCTTGTAATATATCTGTTGATGCTTCACCATATTTATTTGACAGAATATCAACAGCACCGGTAAACTGGCTTGCTGCCCCTTCCGAATCGCTCATGACCTTCTGCAAGTCGAGCAAAGCTCCCTCGAATTTGCTTGACTCCTTGAACGCCTTTACGGCAAGTGCCACACCGACTGCCACTATCGCACCCTCAAGGATAAGGAATTTCTTGGTAAGGTCTGCAACCGGGCTGGCGATTTTGCCTATATTGTTTGACACGCCGGATATGACATTACCCGTCTTATCAGTAGCGCCGAAAATGATTTGAACTGTTTTGTTTAGGTCAGCCATTTCAATTTACAATTTATTTATTCCCGTAGGGGCCGACCTATGTGTCTGCCCCTTAACAGATAAAAGGCGAACACACAGGTTCGCCCCTACGAATCTTTTGTTTTCTGTTCATAATATCTGGACCACAGGCCGCGTTCTACATCTGTCTCATAGCCCTCCGGAAAGAGGTCTGGGCGGGTAACAAAAAGATAACTCTTCTTTATGTCTGCGAGGATCAGGCTGTTTTGGACGTCTGCTCTTTTCCAGAGGGCTTCGATTTTCCCGCGATTTGCCCCAGGCCGGTAAGTTCGAGGATCTTATTCGTGATAGCAAAAAACTCTACAGGGGCAACTTCTGCAATCCTGACCGCCATCGGCTTTGTGATCTTGGGCGAGACAGATCCGTATATTAAATGCTCCTGTCTCCTTACCACTTCGGTGTGTACGTCAGTACCTGTTCCTAATATCTTTTGAATAGCTTCGGTAATCTTCGCCGCATTATCGCCAGCCAGCCCTTTAGCTACAGCCGCTACCTTCTCGTATGTCTCAGCTGCAGAATCACACCTGGCGAGCTCATCAGCCGTCAACCCCTGTATCTTCCAGACTGCTTTCTTACCTTCCGGGAAGAATTCCAGAAGAGTAGAGTCCTTTATCTCCACTTCGTCTTCACGCCTGGCAAACTTCTGCGTCATAAACGCACTGGTATTGAACGTACCGCTTGCTGCCGGTTTCGATTCCTTCTCTTTTTTATCAGGCATTTTTCTCCATATTTAAAAAACGTGATTAAGGGCGCACACACAGGTGCGCCCCTACGTTTAAATCCTTATATTCCGCAATCCGCAATCAGAAATCCGCAATTGTTAAGTTGCTTTATTAGTCGCTTTGCTACGAGCGGAGATAGTACAGTCTGCGCCAATACTAGCGCCCCCCACGGGGAACGACCGCGTCATGCCAAGCTTGCCCTGGGCCAGTATGTAAGGCGACTTATTCCTGTCGGGAAAGAACTTGAACCACAGCCTTTCACTCTCCTGCGTTACTACCGAATCTGTAACGCCGTCTTTGAACTTCACTTTGAACGAACCCTGTCCCAGTGTCTTGCTTGAGGTACCTACCGTCGCGTTATACACCTCTTCCGAGTTAACGCTATAGCTGTTTTCCGGCGGTACAAATTCACTCGAAAGGGACACTTCTGTGAATATCGGCTCATATACCTTTCCATACACACCCTTGGCAACTACCCCGGTATGGATCAAAGGCAAAGCTGAGAGAAATTTAATATCACCATCTTCAGGTACATTGTCCCAGAGAGGGAAATCCCATTTCTCTTTGTGCAGACCAACCGCATCGAATATCTCATCAGCGGTTATCACTCCTGCGCTTATACTTGTAGTCCTGACCTGTGCTATCTCAAATGAACCAACCGGTATCAGAGGCGGGCCGCCTGTGGCAGCGCGTGTCTCGCTGAATGCCGTGCTCTCTGTACCCGCAATCACAGCAATCGCTCCTCCGCTATTAACGGTTATACTGTTTATCCTGTAGCCGTCGGAGACGCCTCTTGTGATCGATTCCCCTCCAGCGGCACTTACTGACGTAAGCACACCTGCCAGATAACCGGTGAGTGCGGCGACATCTACCTGGTCATTCACCGTATCCGGTGTTACCTTTCCGCCGGTTGCAATACCGTCCGGGAATATCTGCGCTGAATAGTCGACATCATCATTTGATACCCTGCCGCTAAACAGGGCTGCCGCTGTTGTAAACAGCTCGTGGTCGCCCGTATCGGTCAGGGCGGCCATTGCGAAAAGTGTCTCATTAGTTTCCATCTCCAACAGTCCGAATTCCGCATCATTACTTTCTGGCATTGTATTACCTCCTTTTTCTATAATTTAAAATCTCAAATCGTTATTGTTTGTTCATGTCTCGCGTTGAAACCAAAAGATATCCCGTAATGCCACTCCATTTTTTCCTTCAGGTAAAAACGCAACCCGTCTTCTATCGGGAACATCCGGCCTTCTCCTTCTATCACAAAGCCGGTCAATGCTTTTTTTACAGCTTCCAGATACTCATATGCACCGTGGTGTGTTCTCAGGTTTTTGGTTATTATGGTTACATCGAATCCAGGCTTCTGTTTTACAGATACAAAGAAAGTTTCCGGTTCTGTGTAAAGTGACCCCAGGTACTGCACAAGAAGGGCCCCTTTCGCACTCTTCAATATATAATTTACCGGATCATCCGGAAAACCTTCTACTACAGGCCCTGCCACCTCTGCCTTAAGCTGTACAATAACCGCCATCTCTGATGTTAATATATCCATAACAATCCGTTTGAACTGTTTAAACCGTTTAAGCAGATTAAACTAAATCTTTTGACATCTCTTCATCCAATACCCTTATCATCTTGCCACCCTGGTCATACTTTAAGACAGCATCGCTTATATACGCCCTTTTGCCGTATTTCCTTGACGATCCTCTTCCTTCGTGGATCACACGCGAATACTCGGCGGAGTTATAGACGATACCGCCGAAACGTCCCGCACTGAATGATAGTCCGTTGGACGTCTTCGTCTTTCCCGGCAGAACGAAATTCTCAGACCTTCTCAAATGCCCAATTCTTACCGGCACCGGATATCCTCCGGCGGCCGTCTTCGACTTCTTCGCTCCCGGGCCTGAGAGGTTTTTAACCGCCTCGCCGTGCACCCCGACGATAATCCTGGATATCCCGCGTACCATCGCATCGGGATAATTCCGGGCAATCCTGTCGGTATCCTCAATTACAGCCCGATCACCTACAATTTTTACGGTCCCTAACATTTTTATGTCTGTAGGGGCAAACCTATGTGTTTGCCCTGCCTATCGTGTTTCCAGCCCGCCAATCGTTGACGTTGAACCAAAATGAGACGTCACCAGCACTCCCGACGCAAACGATGCTGCAGGATCCACGTCCGCAATCGGCAGCGGCATTTTCCCGTCCCTTATCTCTTTCAAGAGTTTGACAGCATCTCTGTAAGAGGTCTCTCTCGTTTCCGGAACCTCCTCCAGCCTACGCTTATAGATTTTATATATTGTAATATCACAGGATATCCCTCGTATTATGGCTGGCACAGGCGCAGTAAGCGGTACGGGGTATTTGACGCCCACATAAGTATCTATCTCACCGTCTGCCAGGGCAATAGCTTCGTCTACCTTTGCCTCGTCTACCGAGTTTGCCGCAACGTCATCCGTAAGCTGGATGACTGTCACCTCGGGTATAACCTTCAGTATGTCTGTTAGTGTGCTATATGCCATTTTGATTTACTATTTTAGATTTACGATTTTTTTTCTCAACGCAGAGGCGCGGAGAACGCAGAGAAAGGCGTTTTTTTTTAAACTTTGCGATCTTCGCGGCTTGGCGTGAGATCTTCTTTAATGAATTATGGATAGCCTTATTATCCAGCCCGCTGAAGCTATAAGGGCCGTGACTAACAGGCCGATGATCCACATTGTCTTTGTTATTCTGAACTGTTTTCTTGTCGCATATTTTGCACTCAATTTTTCTTTTGTTTTGTCTTCAACTACGATTGTATTTAATGTAAGAGCATGAGCATCTCTACTGGAAAATAACTCTTTTATATCCTCTTCATGGCGCTCGATGTCTTCACCGTGGCCGTGTACCTTCTCTTCTGTCCTGATAGCCGATTCTTTAGTTTTAGTGACATCACCTTGAATATTGTCAAGCTTTTTAACAATTCGACTTATATCTTCTCCGGACACGTTCGCTCCAATTAAGCTGTTATCTGTCCTCAGATGCAGACAGTTTGGTATATTCTATTTCAAGCTTTAAAAGCTCGACTTCCTTCTTCTTTTTACTGATATCATAATCCAGCTTATTGAGAACGCGCTCTTTCTTTGAGGAGACAAGACTTGTAATACCGGTGGCAAGTATGCCGATACCCCCGACCGATTCACCTGCCTTGAGTCCAAAGCAGCCACTGGAAGCCATTGCAATCATCGATATTAAGGCAATTAGAATATGCTTTTTCATATCACTATGATCCTTTAGGATTTATTACTTTTTCCTTAGCCTTCTGCAGCAACTTCAGGCCACCGGTACCTAATACAGCGCCCAGATCTGTTAATGTGGGCATTGGAGCCTCGGGATTAAAACTATGGTTCAACCAGGCCACACAATAAACAATTGCAAACACGATCTGAATCGCCCTCATAGAGCTGAATTGCCCCTGTTCATCCTTCAAAAACTCCAGGAATTTATTGTCGGCTTTGTTTGCCATCTTTTTTACCCCCTCTGTGCCTTTTTTCCTTTGCGCCCTCTGCGCCTTTGCGGTGAACTTTTTTCCTTTTTGGGACGGACACATAGGTCATGCCCCTACATAAAATTCATTTAAATCTGAAATCGTAATTCGTAAATCTAAAATCCTTTTAACACCTCTACGGGATTAACAGTGTCCATATTGAGGATCATAATGGAGATTACTGCAGAAACGAGGAGGACGGCCATTAATATCCCAATCCTTCCGATCTTCTTTGTGTCTTGTGCCAGGGTTTTTAATAATTCACCCATTTTAGTTTCCCTTAATCTATTGTTCCTGGATACAATGTAATGATCTTTGCCAGTGCGGATGCTTTCATATTTGCTAATTTGGATTCAAGGCTTGATCCTGGCTGCACATTAATATGCACAGTTTCACGTTTTACAGCAATGGAAACACCTGCATCTTGGTATACATGTGAAAAACTTACAGATGCAGTATTATTATCGTAATTTATATTGATTTCGTTTAATTCAATACCATCTATACTTTCAGGCGCGGCCAATGTAATATCTTTCGCAAAGATAGCAGACGACGTAAACAATAAAGCAAATACACTGATCAATAATAACCGCATGTTATTCTCCTAAAAAGTTAGCTAAATTTTTCCATTGTTTAGCCGTAATTCTTACTCCATTAAATTCAATAAATTTATTTGTTACGGCAAAGACAGGAACACGTTTCATAAGACGCTTTCCTTCCCCAACTAAATCGCCACCAACAAGATTACCAGTTCTCCAGTCTAGATCATTATCAATAGCAATGCCACTCGGATACCCAATGTAATCTTGAAGCTCAAGAGTCCTCCACTGAGAATCTCCCTTCCTTGCCTGATAACAATAGTCGGCTCCATTTGACAATGTAAAATGATGATCGTTCCATGTAAGTGCTGCCGTACCACAAGAACCTGTATTATCAACATCAGGAGTGACATCACCAGCCGCAGTAAAATTGCCTCCTGCAAAGAACCGAAACATATTGGTTCCGGAGTTGTCCCTAAGTCTTAAAATCTCCTCCGAATTACTATCTCCTGCTGAAACTAGAAAACCAAGTCCTCCAGTTGTGTGGAGATTGTTAATTTCCATCACGAATGATGCCACAGTATCTTGAACATCAAGCTTATAAGTCGGGGTTAGAGTTCCGATACCGACTTTGCCAGTATCGCCTCTAACGGCGAACGTAGAACTATCAATACTAAAAGTATCACCCGCAACATTTCCCATATCAATATCAAGGCCACCACCTGTCTCAACGGTTATTTGCCTTGATGCAAATAGTGTTGTGCCGCCTAGATCAAGGGATGTACCAGTAGCTATTCCTATCACTGGCGTGATAAGTGTTGGAGTATTATCAACAACAAAAGTTGAACCTGTACCAGTCTGTGAAGCAATTGATGTGGCATTACCTATTGATGTTATTGGCCCAGTCAAATTTGCATTTGTCGTTACTGTGGACGCATTACCTGTTATAGAGCCAGCTATGCTATTAGTTACTTCCAGATCAACAAACCAGCCTTTAGTAATTCTCGCACCCGTGGCCCCTATATCACCTGATGGCATCTGTAGAGTAGTTATTCCATCCAGCGTACCACCATCTATATTGACATTGGTAAGTGCCTGGCTTCCCATATCCCATGGGCCAGCCAAAGGTCTAGTGCCGCCTGTCAAGAGATAATTAGCTTCTGTGTATTCAGTAGCTGCCCCCGCTCCGTCAAATCCCGCAAATGTGGAAACCGCCCCCGTATGTCCGGATGAAGTAAAGACCAAACCGGTGAGATTGGGGTGTGCAGAAACAAGCCCCCCCACAAAAGTTGTAGTAAATGCCGAACTTATACTGGCTGCGGTTCCTGCTGATTTCTGAAAAGTAAGCCTGGCGGCTAAAGTTCCAGAAGCGGTTATTCTTGGAGGCAGAGACCCTGTTGGTGCCGTTTCTTCATCAGCTTCTGATTCTGAATTATATTGATTGCGACCGTACACCATTAAAACATGACCGTCTAATTCAATATAAAACCATAAAACCGCCCACCTGTTATTTGCCATTGTGGTCAGTGTTCCTGCATTGTCATATTGTGCATTCGGCCATTGAGTGGCACCTGTAGCCTCTTGACCACCTATAGAATACGTATCAAACCCGCCTGAGATAGAAGTGTCTAATGCTGTGATCGTATTATCTGAGCGGCCCCACCATAAATGACCAGCAGTTAAGGTTATATTCCTCGTTCCTGTTTCCCCGAAAATGAGACCTCCCTGTCTTTCATCTCTTATTATGCCATGGGCACGTCTCATAAACCTGCCTGCCTGCCCTATTGATTCATCTAATCTTACTCCAAGATTAAAAACAGTTTCAATAGCACCGCCTTCGTCAACGATTACGCCGATTAATATATTATCTTCTGCTTCAAGAAATTCATTTGTACTTAAGGTAATAGCGCCAGTATCATCAACATAGACATATTGCGCTGTATCATCTGGCACAGCAATACCTGAAGAAGCACTCGCTTTAAACGAAACCAAAGGAGCATTACTATCTGCCGTTGTCCGTATAAGCCCTGAACCCGCAGCAACATCAAGCGTGCCTGCCCCACCATCGGATAATGTGAAGCCTAAGAAAAATCCTGAAGAACCGGTATTATCTAAATACTCCTGAACTTGATCTATGGTTGGAGATCCCACACCAGTAGCCACAGACACATTAGCCGCCGAAATTCCCGTTATATTAGCACCATCGAATGTGGGTGATGTACCTGATTTAACCGACTGATCAAACCAGTCATCCAGAGTTGGATTTCCGCTTAAAGTTATAGTTCTGTCGGAATCGCCTGTGGTAAGTGTAAGAGTTCTATCTGCTGTTATATCTGATCCTGGTGCGATGATTAAATCATGCGAGCCATTGGTATCAAGTATATGGAGTCCCAGGTTAGGTAGATTAATAAGTGTAGTGAAAGTCGGAGAATCGCTGAATACAGACTGAAGAGTACCGGTTTCATTACTTAATGTCCCTGCTAATTGTGCTGATGTGGTAGTCGAAAAGAAACCTAAGTTATCACTGGCATCAGCTATGGCATTACCGCCGATTGAGGTTGAAGCATTGAGGTCAAATGTTGGATCATTATTAGCGGTCAATGTAGCAAAGGGGATATACGAAGCACCATCCACATCATAAGCTGCTAATATTGCAATATCAGCAGCAGAAGTTCCTGTTCGGAAAGCTCCTGCATTGACCATAGTCAGGTTATTAGGTATATCATTTGTCCTGCCAGCACCCTGTACTAATATTCTGCCAAGTGTTGCATGGGAGCGAGTAACTGTAGCTATAAACTGAACTAAATCACCATTAGTTGTCGGTCTTACATTGGTTAAGGTTCCTACCGTAGTAGATATATAAAGCATATCACCTACTGACCATGATTCACTGACAGGGGTTCCGGTTGTGTTTATATTCTCTACAACACCAATCTCAATAACATGCCCATTAGTATTATTAGCTATATCTTCCTCAACTATTCCCATTGCTGGCATAGAAGCTGCAACATTAGCATCTGCAGGCTCTATCTCCGTTCTATCTTGTCCCGCATTATAACCTGATGCATAAACAGGAGTTCCTGCAGTCAGGGGGCTACCCGAAACATTTCTTACTTTTTCATAAGTACTATCGGCATGTACCACATTGGTATCATCATCAATTATCTTATTTGTAAGTGTTTCCGTGCCAGCAGGGGTTAAATAATCCGTTCCCGCAACCGCCTGATCTATTACGCCAGAAACATGTTTTAACAGGCAATCGGGCAAAGCGTTTAATGGTTGTTCGTTTGTTAATATTGCATCTGGGATTTGCGTAATATAAGTAGCAGTTATGGGGCCACCACCTCCGGTAGTCTCTATCCACGCCGCAGCGCCTGTTGATGAATCTACACAGACGTATTCCTTGTCGTTTGTAGTGTCTATCCATCTGGATCCAACCTCGTAACCGGATGTACCGTCATCGTTAACTGTAGGAGTGGCTGTCTTTGAAAACTCCGCTTTTTTAGACGACAACGTGGCAGGATCCATGTTGGCTGCGGTTATCGTGTCATCCTTTATCTGCGTACCCCTTATCTTCTTTGCCGCATAAGAGGTATGGCATATACCTGCAATCATAAAGACCGTAAACATCAGCCAGGTAATCAAAGACAATCTTTTCATATTTATTCTCATTTGATTAAGGGCGAACACATAGGTACGCCCCTACGTTAAAATCCTTAAATCCTTAAATCCCTCAATTCCTAAATCTATAGATACTTTGCCCTTAGAACATCAGGATCTGCACCGCCTATGGGTGCCTCTATCATTGTTATCTGATTTGTAGACAGCGTATAATCATCACCCTCCCACAGAAGCAACCCGTTAAGGTAAAGGTCTAGTGAGTCGGTTATCGGCGTTTGAGTTAAAGTAAACACCAGATTGACCCCGTTAATAGCGCCGGATGGCGTTTCTTTAAAAAACGTAACCGCATGAGCTTCGTTCCAATTACTGGGGCGCACGATAGTATCGTCAGGGCCATCTGCTTTTGGATTGTTAAACGCATGTATAATTCCCATAAATCAAAACTTCCTCGCGTTTACGATGACCTCGTAGTTTTCCGGATAAGCTGAAATAATCCCCAATGCGCTAGACACATAGAACACCGCTTTATACGGCGAATTGGTTGAGACAAAAGTAGCTGCTACACGTGAAAATTTGACCCTGCCGTTGGCCGCATCTTCTATGGCAAGAAGCGGACTGGCGTCATTGGTCTTGTGGCTGACAATAGCATCGTCTTTCCCCTTTATCCTGATCTCTACATACGTAACACCAACTAACGACACAAAAGAGCTATTCAGCAATAATTCAAAGCTTATGGGGTCATCTGTACCATCCCTTACTATTACGGTTGTATTGGCCATTTAATTTATTCTCGAACATACTCTCTGACATTTGTATCTCTACCCACCACAATAATGTCCTTATTAGCAAGGACAATGTTCACATCCCTGATATCTTTGTACGTTAAAGGTCCAACCTGGAAAGCATCTACCTGAAAAGCATCTGTCTGGAATGCCATGTTTATTTAATCCCTTATTCCATACTTACTTTTGTCATTCCCGTAGTCTGTTGAGCGGGAATCTAAGTGACTAAAGTGAACTAAAGTTTAAAGTGCCTAAAGTTATGGCAAAAGATAAATCTTTTATTCTTTTAACTTTAGGCACTTTAGATCACTTCAAAGCTTCACACTTCTTTTACGACAATGCGCATTTCCTGAACTGCTTCTTCTGGCCGATTATGCCGTTGTATCCACCTGTTGATACGTGAGCGGCACCAAGGACCAACTCATTACGCTGAGGAGGTCTCAGGTTCAGATCTTCCCACTCGCCACGCTGATTCTTATCGCCTGGCAGGACTACCCAGTAGTGTGTATTTGCCATCTTCGTCGTGCTGATCACCGTGTCGATGTTGTACACAATCTGATTGCTATTGGCATTCGGGCTCACAAAAGAGGAGGCTATCGCCTGAAATATCCTGCCCCTTAATATGGGATTGCAGACGATGGCAAATGTTGAGTTCTCGTCTACGTCATGCCCCACTGCTTCGAGGTCGATTAGTATGTTCGCACATGCCTTATTTATTGTGTTAACGTCAGATGTGTCAAATGCCTGGTCTATGCTTGTCAAAGCTGTAATCAGCGCGTAGAATATAGTTGCTTTCTTGTCCCACCATCTACGGACGGTTGCAGAAGCAAGCGCGTCTATTTTGTAATACTGGTTAAACCTGATCCAGTCATCCAGCACGTTGAACCCGCCTGTAAACCTTAGCATGGCAACGTTAGTCTTCGCTGATGTCGGCAGTTTGGAGAGCTTCGCCTCTTCGCCCTCAAGCTGCTGGTAGAAGGTTACACCGCCGCTTACATCAAGCACATCGAATGTGTTGTTCGTGCTCGTGCGCATGTCCACCTCGTCAAAGAGGAATTCATATCCTCTGTCAGGTGATTTAATGGTATTCGCCTGAACAAGCGAAACAGGTATAGTACCCATGAGATTCGAATCAGAACCCACAAACTTGTCGCCGCTTACTCTCGTAACAGGACCGTCGTGAACCTCCTTCATGAAGTGGTTCAGGGCGCCGATAATGGCATCCTTCCTATCCTCCACTGGGATCTCTTCGATCCTTTTCCAGTCAAAAATTTTCTTTCCGTATAACATTCTACGTTCCCTCCTTTTTATAATTGCGTTGTAGGGGCGAACCTATGTGTTCGCCCTGTTTGTTAATATGTGTTTGCCCTGTTTGTTAGGATGTATTCACCGTTTTAGTTTATGTCACAGCTCTGACTAATGTGTAGTCCAGAATATGGTCAGTACTTGGATCCGCACTCATCACAACGTCGATCTGTCCTGATGCGGCCTGCGCATCTAATATCGTCACCGGAGTAGCGCCCCTGTCGTTCAATGTTACATGACAGACGTCTGTCGCCAGTGCACCGGCAATAGTGATAGTCTCGTTCGCATCGCCGCCTGCAGTTGTGAATGAAGCGGCTGCTATAATTATGTGCGTCTGTACAACTCCGGCGGCAGATATAACGTCCAGCTTCGGTTCCAGCCACATGACGACGTGAGTATCTGCACTGGCAGCATCCTCAAGGCAGTAACCGCACTGCGTGTTGCCGGCGGCTGACTTATTGATTTCGTCGTCTGCCACATCAAAATAAACTTTATCGTGCGCGTTGATAGCCAACGATGTATTCTTGGGCATCGAAACCTTACCCTTGTATACATAAGCGTTGTCTGCCGCTGCGTCAGCGGCATTGACTGCAATCAATATCGCACCGTTATTCAAAATTATCTGGCCCAGCGTAACGGCGGAACTATCATCGTGTTTAATAGTCCTTAAGTTGGGTATAACGTCCATAGGTATTCCGATTGCCATGATCTTGCCTCCTTTTTGTTATTTGGTTAATTGGTTCTTTGCCGGCTCAATCTTTTAGATTGAGCCGAAACATTTTATCTTGTGTTCTTGTATAATTAAGGGCAAACACACAGGATTGCCACCTTGTCCTCGGCGCCTTTTGTCCGGGGAACATTTATTTCTTGCTATCTGTATTGGGGATCAATACGTTCTCTTTCTCCCCATCCTTAGACTTGTCCCTGCTATCATCACCTTCTGTCTGCGATTTGTTAGGGAATGCAACTTCCATCCTCTTCTGAAGACTCTTATTCTCATTCTTCAGATAGTCAATAGGATGATTCTCCACGACAGCCTTTACACCCTTCTGATCTTCTTCTGACTCGCCGATATCTTTAAGCGCGGCCTTCATCCTGATGTTGTCCTTAACCAGCTCCTGCCTGAAAGCCTTGCCGTCAGCAGCAAGCGGGTCGAGTTCGGATATCTTCGTTTCGAGTTCCGTTATTTTGGTTTCCTTCACCTTGATCTGCGTATCGGCTTTTGTGCCGGCAGCACCAATCAACGCCTTAATCTCGTCAGCAATGCCATCCTCTGTGAAGAGAGTTTTAAACTCCTTAGACAATTTTTCTAAAAACGCTTTTAAGTCCATGCTGTCCTTACCTCCTTTTTCGTTGTTAACATTATTTTCTATATCTTTTACCTGCTGCTCATCACTACCGGTCTCATCCTTATGGGAAGTGAGCCAGGAATTTAAATTCTGTGCCTTTTCGCCGTCATGTAGATATGACTGCGCAACCTTATAAGCCACCCTGTCAATATCCTTCTGCGAAGTTGCCCCCTGCTGTGCTCCGAGATAAACGATAGAGCCTTCCCTCGCCTCACCTGGAGCAACATATTCAAAATACAATACCTGGTCGAATTCACCTTTAACCGCTTTAAAATCGGTAGCAGTAAAGCCGATTGACCTGTGGCGATAAATGCCCCCGGAAAGGTTATCTATCAGCTTCTGGTTCCACTCCTTCCTGAGTGTGTAGATCCACGCAAAAATAACTTTCGCCTTATCAATCTCGTCAGGAAGCCGTATCTCCTCTCCCGTGATCTCTTTAAACTGCTCCTTTGATATCTCTTCCGTTTTAGCATCGAAATAGAGACCGATAGGAAGCCGGCTCCTGTCATGTACCTCAAGGAATGATTTCCCCGGCAGCGTCCGGGCGTAATCATCTAACAGATCTTCAGGAAAGCGTTCCCTGTCGCGGTCTATACCGTTATGTGCCAACAGCTCTTTTTGTACGTATATATCGCCTGCCGCAAGAGTCTCCTGCGCATATTTACTATTAATGATATCCAGCATATCCGGCGTAACATCAGCACCCTTAATGGACACAAGCCCGGTCTGCTTGTAATATGTTTTGTTTTTATCTTTATTCTTTTTCATATCTGATTGTATTTGTACGGACGAACCTCGCGTCCTCGGCGCTTTTCAGTCCGGGGAATGTGTTCGCCCTTGTCCGGATGCCCTACGGATTATTCTTCCTTAGCTTTCTTGTCCACCGCTTTTTCTGCCGCTTTCTGATCTCTTTCCGCTATCAGCTTGAGCGCATCTTCACCGGTAACGTAGCTTTTTTCCTTTACCTCTTCTGCCTTCTCTTCCGTGGCGTTAGTTATGAGTTCGGCGTTTGCAGTTTCAAGCTTTGCGTTTATGTCTTTCAGTTCGGCGTTGCCAGCCGTCAACGTGGAATTCGCTTTAACATAGAGATCTCTTTCCTTCTTATGCTCAGCTTCTTCTTCGTCTATATAAGTTTTTAATTCTGTGTTTTCAGTAGTCAGCTTTTCGATTTCTTCCTTGTGTTTGTCGTTCTCCTCTTCAGCGCCCTTCGTCCCTTCAACACCAGAACCCTTGAAATCCTTCTTACCATCATCATCCTTGGACGTCTTCGTTATCTTTTCCTCTTTACCCTGCTTGTTACTTTGATTCTGATTTTGTTTATCATGCATGGTTTTTTTCTCCTTAAACGGGCGGATACACAGGTCACGCCCCTACATTAAATCCCAAATCTAAAATCGTAATTCGTAAATTGTTTATAACGAATTTATTGCTTTTAACCTGTCATTCTGGAAATTCGCATTTTGCCCTGTCAGTCCATAGCTCCCCTTAGCCCTGTCCCTCAACTCACCCACCTTAGATTTGTTCCAGTTATTCACCCTGGAGTAATAGCCGACTATTCTGGTGATGCCGTTCAATACGATAGATGCGCGTTTGTTCTGAATGACACTGATAAATTCCTTTGCCTTGTCATATTCAGTAACCTTATTAACAATCTCACTGATAGCCACTTCCACGAATGCACCTTCAATGCCTTCCTGCTTGCTGTAATCACGGATTGTGAATACTTCTTCGGATTCCGGAGTCGCGGTTCCGATTATTTCCAGATCACTTGAAAGCTCGACCGCCTCCACAAACAACAGAAGTGCCTTTTCTATTTTTTCGTGAACGGCTGTTTTTGCTTCTAATGTCGCAGTTATCATTCAATTTCTCCTTATTAATTAAGCGTGAAGTGAACTAAAGTTTGAAGTGCCTAAAGTTGTGGCAAAAGATAAATCTTTTATTCTTTTAATAGAAAAAAACACCATAACTTTAGGCACTTTAGATCACTTTTAACTTTGAAACTTTTTACTTTATTGTATGCCTTCTAACAGAAATCCAGGACAAAGTCTGTCAGGTGACGCAAAATCTTTTTATTAATATTTTTGACGGGATTAACAAGATGTACTGGATTTTTAAAAATATCTTATTTCTCCTTTTCCCTTTGCGATCTCTGCATTAAATTTGTTTCGTGTCTCTGTTCCTTAGTGTGAGGAATTAGTTTCTCTCTAAATATCTTGTTTATCCTGTTATCCTGTCTAGCCTTTTATATTTTTAGTTCGCAGCCGCCAAACATATCGGGCATGCATCCGGAGCTGGAACGAATACCACCACAAACTTCCCACTCCTCTCCTCTACCGTATTCGAGCACCTGCAGCGGGGATGCGTATCGATACCGGCTATCACAGCGTTACTGGTATCAATGTCCCACTGCTTCCACTCATCCAGCTTTGCACGTTCTGCCGCGACAGTCATCTCCGTCCGCGCCAGACGTTCCCAGTCGCTATTCGCCTCCCCGAACCTTGCCTTCAGGCGCGCTGCAACATGGCGAGGATTCGTGCCGGCAAGCACCTGCGCTTCCATCTCAGGAATAATCTTGGTGATTATCCCCTTTGTGGCGTTATCCTTTACCAGCTCGAACCCTTCTTTTGAAAGCTTATCGTAAGCTTCCGAGTTTTTTATTATGTCGAGTATCGGCCTGTCCTTACCTATCAGGGTTGCCGCCTGTATCAGTCCCAGACTATACGACTGCCCGTAATACCAGCGCACGGCTGAATCCGTATCGCGCCAATCATATTTCCCGTTAAACTCCTCCAGCGACTTCATAATCGCCGCCTGCTGCTCAACAGAGAAAGTGAACGCCTCAATCTCCGGAATATCACCGGGCGCTTTCCCTTGCATACTGCCAACTGCCAACTGTCTACTGCCCGTCGTCAGTTGTTCTTCCCGCGGTGTTGGCTTCGGTACGGCTACCAGTCCGTCCGTGGGCATCTGTAAGATGGCAAATACCTGTTCTTCCAGTACGCTCCATTCATATTTGAGATCCTTCTCGTAATTATCTTCAACCTCATCCAGATCCGGCCACGGAGTGGAACGGAAAAGTTCTTTGAGTCCAAAAGTGTCAAATTCCTGTTCCAGCTTTATTAACTCATTAGAATCATTTCGTAATTTCGCACTCTTTACCTCCTCTTGCCATTCTAATAGCACCTTCTGATCCATTTCGGATTTCTGATTTCGATTTTCTGATTTGCCACACCCGCATGTACACTGCGAAGGCCCGGAGATACGGCTATCCGCTATATGGGATTTCTGGTTGTTCCGATCGTACCGGATCCCCGCAGTATTTTCGGATTTCGGATTTCGGGTTTCGGATTTCCCTGCTTCAGCAGGAAGCATCATCTCGGCCTGAGAGTTCAGGAAGTTGGCCTTTGCTGTTTTTTCTATGTCATGGAGATTTACCTGTGCCCACTCAAGATCCCAATCATCTTCTTTCCACGTCCTGCCCCTAAGCAACAGCAAATTCTTGACAAGGTTACGGTAGGTCGGCATCTTGGCTGCCTGGCGAGTCTTTACGGCTGCCATTATCATATTGACCTCGGCATCACTCAACCTCTCTGAAGTTGACCAGTGCAGACCCAGCATCCACGGCGGAAGGCCGGTCTTGGCAACTATCTGCTCCAATGCGCCCCTCATGGGCTCCTTGAATTCAAGCACCTGTTTATTATCTGCGCCGAGAACGGTTATATCTATAGACGATTTTGCGTCGATAGCGTATACAAAATCGGCGGAGCTGCCAGCACGCTTCGCGTTTATAGCGGTCGTAAGATCGGCTTTCATCTCCGCAACCCTCGTCTTGTGATTGGTCCCGTCTTTTTTGGATGTCTTGTATATAAGCTTATATGACGGGTCGCCAAAACGTTCGAAAGTGTTGAGGACGGTATTCTGTATAGTGACAATAATCTTTGACACGAATTCGCACGAGCGCATCATGGCCGTGCCGTATGGGTTCTGGTTTTCGTTGTTGATGCTGAAGTACATCAGGTTGCCGGGTTTAAGGGCACGGTATTCAGTATCATCATTTGCTTTCTGAGAGATCTCAAGGCCGGAGGATATTCGTCTGAATTGGATAAATTTTGAATCTGCAACCCGCAGGCCGACTATATCGTTACGCTTTTTATTTGTCACGAATTCGCTGATACTAAATCCCTGTTCGTGCGCCTCGCTTGTGTGGTTCTGATCAAATGCGAGTATGCCCTTCTGGATATCATTTACCGTAATGTTATCCATCCACTCCTGTATCTCTTTTGTCAGGGCGTCACTGTTGCCCGTAACTATCAGGTGTCCGTCGAGCTCGGTGCTGCGCTGAATGGCGGCATCAATGATCGGGATTGCCTCACGAAGGAATTCATAAAAGTTCGGGTCTACCTTGCGCGGAACGTAAGTCTTGAAATATGATGTATATAACCCCTGCCCGTCATTAGGCCGTATCTGCCATCCGGATGTCGATTGTTGAGCTACTGGGGCCTTTTCAGTACCGCTTGAACTATTTGAACTGCTTAATCGGTTTAAACGGTTTTTTTTCTGCGCCGCTAACATCTTTGCCTTCTTCTTTTTCTTTGTTGACATTTTTTATCCTTGAACTGTTTAAACTGCTTAATCGATTGAAACGGCTTAAACCGCTTTAATTCCCACTCCCTACAAATATATCCTCTACCACATTATTAAAAAGCCCACCCAGCGTTTCACCTCTCTCGGCATCGATAAGATGATCGTCTGTGTTCTTATAAATCCGATGCTTGCCCTGCCTTTGTGTATGGTTCGGGTAAAAGAAGGCGAAATCCGGATCTGCCGGGTATTCTGTCTCAAGGCGTTGTATTTTTTTCGTCATATGGTCAGTTGCGAGTTCTTTCATCGTTATCTTTGCCGCTTTGCCTGACTTGGCCTCTACAATCGCCTCTCCGTCCTCGTCAATATTGTCCGTAGTAGATTCAAAGCTGAAGCCCTTGAGGCGGTCGTCATAGTTTTTATGCGCATATTGAGGTAATCCCAGCAGGTCATGGACTATTGCCGAACCGGCATTGCCGAAATCCAGGCCCCATCCCATTGTAAGTGCTCCCGAATCGTATATATCATCGAGAGCATCAAGCGCCTGGCATTGCTGATCGTAAGTAACGCTCTTGAGCTGGAGTCGGGCTACATAGCGGCCCTTCTTGCCGATTATGTTTTTTACGATTAACTCCGTAGGATCTGGGCTGAATCCAAAATCTCCCCCGCCGCTTTTCAGACCGGGAACGGAATTGAAAAAACTTTTTATCAGTATTCTGAATTCTGACTCATGATGCTCGTCGTAGTTAAAGAATCCTGATTTAACGTATACCTTGTCCAACAGGCACACAGGCACTGATACAGGGCCGTTATCACCCGGGACCTGTTCGTACTTGTACCCGGATACCGTCACCTCATCATTTGCCGAATCGACCAGCACTTTCATAAATCTGTACTCCTGTATTTCCCTGATACACGGCTTCAGCTGTTCCCAGGGGAAGACAGAATATTCCGGATCGCCGTCTGTGCCGAGAACGTTATGTTTGTATTCCGGAGAATCTTCTCCGCCGAATTGTTCGATGAAGAACTTTTTACGCTCTGGTGACCAGAAAGGAGCCGGCATAAGGGTTTTTGGCCAGTTGAAGAGTCTGAATTTAATATCTTTAATATGTTTTGCTGCACCTTTAAAGGAACCATCGGTAACCTCCTGTTCTTTCGGATTTCGGATTTCGGATTTCGGATTTTCTGTGGGAGCTACGCCCTTGGTTGCTCTCTCCCCTAATTTGTAAAACTCGCATGACCTGTCACCGTCAGGTACGGAATAAATCTTTGCCACACAGCCCGGCTTCATTGCACGCCAGAACTCAGACCACTGCTTTTTATTCTTCTTCTTCGCCGCTTCGTCTACGATTGCGAATGTCGTGGCGTGTATACCTCTATACGCTTCGCCGTCATGGCCTGCGGGCCTGAAATCGATCTTGAACCTGTGCGGTTTACCATAAAAATAAAACGCATGGTGCGGGTGCTTCTTCCAGCCGCCTTTTATGCGGGGATGGCAGCGCGTCCTGGCAATATCAGGATTCCACGTAAACTGATCTTCCATCGCCTCGATTATTTCGTCGAGATGAGTCTGCTGCGGCGCCGCGATCAGCGCAGAACCGTTTGGCGTTGTAATCGCCGCATGCAGCGCAAAAACCACTATCTCGCGTGTCTTACCAGTCTCCGCACCGTCTTTGTGGACAGTGTGTCCGTCATACCTGATCGACTCTTCCTGATAATCAAAAAAGTTATACGGATCCTGATGGTCCGGGTCTTCCGGTTCACGCAAAAAACACTGGGCCCACAGGACGCGATCGGCCTTGATAATAGCGTGTTGAAACTGATCTAAGGATGTAAAAGGCTCCGGAAACTCATTACGCGCCAGCTGGTGATGCGTCCAGTCATAAAGTGCCAACGCATTCTCAAAATGCTCCTGTGGCACCAGAATACCCTTCTTCAAATCTGCTATCGCTATCGGTTCCGCTTTTTCAAGTGTCGCTGTATCCATTTATGTCAGTTTTTTCCCTCTCTCAACTATACAACCTGTCATCCTGAGCGGAGTCGAAGGATCTAATTCCTTTAAATCGTAATTCGTAAATCCCAAATCCCAAATCGTAAATCTATTACGCTTTCTTCAAATCCGGTACACTACAAAGCAAATCGGCAAGTGTCTTTGGCAGCTCCTTCTCGTTACCATCCTTTGCAATCTGCCTTGCCGTAATCATCGATTCCTGCGGTGTCATGCCGAGTTCTGCTATCAATTTTGGCACCACTAATAGGGACGGATGCGGCTTGTAGTCGTAGCCAATCACCCTGCCGAAACCGTCGAATTTCTCTACCTTGATCATCGGGCCGTCTCTGATGATATCCTCCTGGCACATGCGCAGTATCTCCACCGACTGCGAAATACTGAAGGCTGCTATCTCATTAAATTCATCGTAATCCTTTTTCTTTATCGCCTTGTTAATTGCCTTGAAAGTCTGAAGAACAAAAACCATATCCAGGCACGTCTCGCCCGGCTTAACCTTGTTTTCTGCGATCAACTCACACGGATACTTCTTACAGGTAGTCTTGCACGGCTTTGTTGCTGTAACTGAAGAAGTTGCGTACGTGCCATGCCTCCAGTTCGGAGTCGGACATTTCTTCGCCCGCGCTTTCCCTCCCTTAGACCGCCTATCCTTCCTCTGTTTAATCGCCGCTTCTGACATGTGATAAGGACGTTTGATGCGCAGACGTTCCGGGATCCCAATTTCATCCTCTGTCTCCGTATCCTCCGCAAGGGCTTTTTCGGGATCTTCGTCTTCCCGTTCCTGCTCCCGCTCAATCTCTATGAGCTGTGCGATCTCACTGGAGATATTTTTAGTCTCTCCGGATTTAATCTTCTCTGACAGCTTCGCCCTATAATCCTTAATCAGATCATCTGTGGAAATACCGTCTGTTTTTTCGTCTTTTGCCATTATTTTTTTCTATTTAAACAGTTTAAGCCGCTTAAACGGGTCAAGCGGTTCTTCTGATCATGGCATAAAACATGGACAAAGTCTGTCAGGTGACGCAAAATATTTATAATGTAATATGGGGATACGGGTTACATGTTGCGCGGTGCGGGTTATGGG